GCAACTTCGATTACACGATGATGGATCCCGCGGTCGAGCTCGACGAAAACGACAAGTGGGAAAGGATCTGGAACAACCTGTTCCTGAGGAAGTGACGACTGCGCGGCCGGCATGCGGCTGCCAGACGCGCTCCCGGCGAGGGATTGAACTGCAGACCGGTGGCTCCCCGACCAGGGCTCGAACCTGGGACCTGCGGATTAACAGTCCCGGCCGGAAAAGCTACGAATCAGGGCGCTACTGGGAGTTTAGTTCCGCAATCGTAGCACATCAGCCCTTTGAAATCCCACGACTGACGCGGGCCTCTTTCGAATTGCGGAGCTATTTTACCGGCTTCACGCGGTCGCCCATGCGGGTCCGCGTGTAGTGCTCGGTCATCGTGACGGACCCGTGAGCGAGCAGCCGGCGCGCCGCGGCGATGTCCCCCAGGTCGCTCGCGGCCTTCGCGCGCAGATCGCGGAATTGAAAGCCCAGCACGGCGCCGGCAAGCTCGCGTTGACCGCTCTCCTTGAGAGCGAGTATGGCGGCAGTACGCGCCTTCTCGAAACGCTGCCTCAGGGCCCCATAGGTGAGCGGCTGGCCGCGTTCGTTGCGGATGAGGTACATCGATGCTACCCGGGAGAAGGTCTGCGCCTGGAGGCGCTCTAATAGAGCCGCAAGCTCGCCCTCGATCGCGATTCGTAGCTTCGTCCCGGTTTTGCCTTGGCGCACCCGCAAGCACCCGTCCTGAAGGTCCCGGATCGTCATCTTGAGCACGTCGGCCGGCCGCTGACCAGTGAGATAGGCTATATCCATCGCGTCGCGCGTCGGGCCGTCTGCGGCGTCCTTGACAGCCTGAAACTCGGCATCCTCAACGTACTTATCCCGCCCATCTTCCCGGAAGCCCTTGATCCCGGCGCAGGGGTTGGGCGCGTCGGTGTATCCCCACGCCCTGGCCATGTTGAAGATGTGGGAAAGCAGGGCCTTCTCGCGGTTCGCTCGCACCCGAGCTTTCTTGCCTCGGGCGTCGAGATACCCCCGGACGTGCACCGGCTTGATCTGCTCGAGCGCGAAGTCCCGAAATACCGCGCGCAGCTTCTTCAGCTCAACCCGGTTGTCGCGCTGGGTGCGCGGCGCTTTGGTTGGCAAGACCTCCCGCTCGTAGCGATCGGCAGCCATCCCGAAGGTGGGCGCAATGCTGGACTGCGCGAGCGAGCGGCCCTGGAGCTCAGCCCATTTGACGAGGGCCGTGGCAAATTCCCCGCCGAGTGGGATTTCGCGCCGCGGCGTGGCTTGCGTGTCAAAATAGTACCGACCCTTCCGCAGCCGCATCTGTGGCGGAAGGTGCAGGTTGACGGTCCGTTTTCTTCCCACGCGCACCATTATAGCTCTGAGAAGTCAGGAGTTCGAACTGGGGCAGCCTCGACGCCGCCATCGATCGCCGAGCGCGGGACGATGGGCTTGCCGCAGGCATTCACCCAGAACCGAATCCCGTTCTGACGGAGCCACTCGATCTGTTTGCCCTTCGTGGCCCGGCCGGTGAGGGTGCGAATTTCTTCAGGTTCGAGGAAGAGCATCTTCCAGCTCGATCAGCAGATCGATATAGTGGCGTGCCTTGCGCAGATCCTCGATACCGTTCTTCCTGCGCCAGCGGCACATGTACTTGATCACGGCGCCTTCGAAGTAGCCCAGTCCGTTCGCGTGGATGAATTCGACCGGTTGGATCGTCATGCTCTTGTAGTGATCGCCGCCCTCTTGTGTCTCCAGCGCGCTCAATGTGCCCTCCGTTTCATCGCTTCCAGCAGCAAATCCTGCACCTCGCGCTTCGTCTCGTGCCGCGCGAGCACCAGCTCGTCAACGGTATCAACCGCCACAATGTCGTAAATGAACACCGGCCGGTTGTAGCCGGCCTGGGCCTGGCGCACCGGGCCGATACGCTCGATGATCTGCTGGCGCAGCTCGAGGTCCCACCAGTGGCCGAAGAACACGATGATGTTGCCGCCGTCTTGCAGATTCAAGCCATGGCCGGCGCTCTTGGGGTGCGCGAACAGCACGGGGATCCTGCCCTCGTTCCAATCTGCTTCAGTCTGCGGATTGGCGTCGAGCCACCGGCCGCGCGGGAAGGCCTCACGCAAGCGGGCCAAGTCGGACTTGAACTGGTAGGCCACCAGCACCGGCATGCCGGCGGCTTCCTCGATGATGTCCTCCAGCGCGTCAAGTTTCGCGTCATGGACCGTGACCCACGGCGCGGAGTCGGTGCCGTCATCGTCCTGCTTGTAGACCGCGCCATTGCACAGCTGCAGGCACTTCATGGTTCGACTGGCTGCGTTGAAGGCTTCGATGTCGTGGCTGTCGAGTTGCATGAACAGTTCGCGTTTGAATCGATCGTAGGTGCGGCGCACCTTGACTGGCAGATCAACCTGCACGACGGTATGAATGGGGGCTTTGAGGTCGAAATAATCGCGCGGATCTAGTGTCAGGCACAGATCGCGCAGTCGCTCTTCGATCTGCTCGCGAGCATGAGGGAGAGGGCGCAACTGCGTATAGCCGTCGGTAGCCGGAACGGACTGAAACCAGCGCTGCTGAAAGGCGGCGAACGTGCGTCCGAGGCGCTGGCCAGCGTCCAGGAACCACGCCTGGCCCCACAGATCGATCAGACCATTGGGCGCCGGCGTGCCGGTCAGTTCGATGAATCGCTTGACCTTGGTATGGGCCACGCGGCCCAGCGCATGGGCGCGCTGCGTGCCTTGGCGCAGGCGAAAGCCCTTGAGCTTGGTGCTCTCGTCGGCGATCATGGTGGCGAAGGGCCAGTGGTTCTGATCCAGCAGCCAGGGCAAGTTCTCGTAGTTAATCGTGAAGACATTGGCGTCACCGTCTCGAAGCGCAGCCTTGCGATCCCCGGCAGTGCCAACGATCGACCGGACTTTGATGCCCGCCAGGTGCTTCCACTTGTTCGCCTCAGCGGGCCATACCGACTTAGCCACGCGCAACGGCGCGCACACCAGCGCGGGAGCACTCTCGCCGGCCAGGAACAGAGTATCGAGTGCCGTGAGCACGGATACCGTCTTGCCCATCCCCATGCCGGCCCACAGCGCGCCGCGCGGCACGTCGAGGAGATGATCGAGCGCCTGCTGCTGGTATGGGCGCGGAATGAAGGGCTTGCGGGTCACGTGAATTCCCCGCATCGCGCTGCCAGTATGCACAGCCACCGCGCCAGCTCAGGCGGTGTGTGTTCGCGCTCGGCACGGGTAACGCAGGGCAGTTTTTTCGATTTGATGCAGTGCGTTGCTTTGCCTGGCCGGTTCGGCATTGGCGGGAGTTCGACAGGGGCACTCGGCCGCGGCAAAGCGCAATGAGCCCACAAGGAGCTGCTCGCCGGATGCTCCAGTACGCCGCCCCAATGTCTGACGTGCGCAACCGCCAGCGGGGCGAGTTCCTTCTCGCCATCGCGCGGTTTAGCAAATTGACGAAGGCGCCCCCATGCGCGGCACGGCGGATGCGCGATCACCGGGGCGCCCCCTGGCCAATTCCGCGCATCTCTCTCTCTATCCCACACGTCGCAACCGGGGATGAGTTTATAGTTGCTGTCGGCGCGGGCGAACAAGACGGCCACTCTCATACCTTCTCCACGAACTGATCGACGCCCGCGTAAGTGTCAATGACCTCAACCTGGAAGCCCAACGCGCGCAGCAGGGCATGACGACGCGCCTGATGCGGCTCGGGCATCTTGCCCGGCGCCTTCAGTTCGACGAATGCGACACGGCCACCCTGCAACAAGCAAATTCGATCTGGCAGCCCGGAGAAGCCCGGCGAGTAGAATTTGAGGCATAGATGGCCGCGTTGCGTCAGCTTGAGCCGTAGCCGGTCCTCGATATCGCGCTCTCTTACGGCTCGCATTTGCAATCCACAATGAAGCGGATGCCCATCGCAGCAACCTGCACGGCTTCACGCACAGCGCCTTTCCGGTTGTTGGACTTCACGTCGTCCCACAGCTCGTCGAGCTCCTCGGCGATGACGGCGTAGCCTTCGTGCGTCGAGTTAAAAGGACCGAACTTCGCGGATGCTTGGATGTATTCCGCGCGCACCAGGGCGAGAGCTGCGTCCAGTTCTTGGCTACTCACAGTCTGCCCTCCGCGATGGCCGACGCGCGCACGGCAGCGAGCACAGCGGAGGTCTTGTAACTCGGCGCGTGGTGGGCGCAGCCTTTGGCATCGTAGGCCGGGTGCAACACCCAGCGGGCGCCGAGCACTTTGATCGCGCGCGCGCGTTTGTCTTCTTGAGTCACAGGGGTTTGATTCATGCTCACTCCTTGTGGTAGCGGGTTGCTTCAAAGCCGGCTGCGGCGAGAGGTAAGCCTTCAGCCCATGTCGGGACGGTGGCCATCAGCTTGGCCATACGCTTCGCGTTGTAAGAGGGTTCGTCGGGCACTTCAGCGATGATCTCGTCGTGCACCGTGAGCACGATCTCATAACCGGCGAGCTCGATCCGGGGCATACTGTCGGCGAGCACGTCGCGAGCTGCAGCCTGAGTGGCGTTCTCCGCGAGCTTCCCGCCGTAGGTCTTGAGCCGCTGCCACTTGCGGCTGTACTGATTGATGCCCATGTAGGACAGCTTCCCGTGCTCGTCGACCTGAGGCGCGGGGTAGCAAAGTGCTCGACCGCTGGGCAGTACGATGCGCAGCCACGCGCCATCCCGGCGCAGTTTCAGCTTGCGGCATGAGACGGTAACGCCAGGAAACTGGACGGCGCGCCGGGCGCTGTCCTCGATCGCACGCCAGAAGCTCACGATGTGGGGGTGTGCCTCGCGCCACAGACGCTTGAACGAGTCGCACACCACGTAGGCGCGCTTCGACAGACCGAAGGTGCGATTCTGCTTTTCGGCCCATTCCCATGCGCCGAGTGCTTCGCGCTTGGTGTCCTCGGTGAGGTTGTCGATCGCCGCTTCGGCCATGGCTTCGAGATCGATGTTGTAAGCGAGGCTGAACGTCAGAAACGCACCAACGCCACCCTCGTAGCCGAGTGCCAGTTCCTGCACCTTGCCGATCTGGCGCTGGCCCTTATCCACGGCGTCGGGTGCGATACCAAAGCTTTTGGCGTAGGCCAGCTTGTAGAGATCGTGGCCAGTTCCTGCGTCGAAGTCGCGAAAAGCCTGCAGTTTCCATTCCTCACCCGCGAGCCAGGCGAGCATGCGCCCTTCGATGTTGGACAGGTCAGCGACAACCAGCTTTCGGCCAGGGGGCGCGACGATCACGCCGCGGATGGCGGAACTCGCAAGAGCCATCACGTCATCGAAGACCAAATCCTCGACATCGAGCTTCATCGCCTCAATGGCCTGCTCGATCACAGGTTGCTCGTGCGTGGGGCGCGGCAAGTTCTGCGGCTGAAAGAGGCGTCCGGCCCAGCGCCCAGTGCGGCTCGCACCGCAGAACTGCAACAAGCCGCGCAACCGGCCATCACTACTCGCCGCCTCGACAACGCGCCGGTACTTGGCTGCGCTCGTCTTGCTCGCCTGCATGCGAATTGCGAGCAATTCGCGCAGTTCGGGGGGCAGCTCCGGGTCCTCGATGCGTCGTTCCAGCGTGCTGATCTGCATGTCGGGGAGATCAACGCCATACTCGCTCAGGATGTGCGCTAGCAGTTTATCGCGCTGGGTAGCCGAGTCCACGCCACCGTTGGTGATGTCGCGCGTTTGTGCAGCGAGAGACGCCTGGGCGCGGTCAGACGCGCGGATCGCTGCATGCGCCAGGCGCAGATCGACGGCGACGCCGCGATCATTGATTCGCTGATCCAGGCGCCACAAAGCGAGCTCGCCGTTTCGGTAGTTCCATGTCGGGAGCTTCTTGTAGATGGCGCGCATCGCGGCAATGTCTTGTTTCGCGTATTCAATGAACTCGGTCCACTCGGCCGGGTGCGTCGCACGCGTAGCACGGCGCAGCTTCATGTTTTTGGGGCGCGGCTTGCAGAAAAGGTTGATCAGATCCCGGCCGCGCTTATGCTTCATCTCGTCTTGCGAGATGCTGAGAATGTCACCCAGCGTGCCGAGCGCCCCGGGCAGGCCATGAGCGAGCGCCTGCGCCATCGTGTCGTGGATGTGGCCAACAGAGGGGCAGAGCGCCGGCAGCGCGTGGCTAAGCGCTACCCGATCGAAGCCCCCGCCGTTGTGCCATACGTTCAGCACGTCGGAACGGTTCAGAGTTACCAGCAGTTCGGACGGCGTGGCCGGCTGAGCCGTTAAATCCCAGCATTGCACGGGGCCGTCGTCGATCGCGTAGGACCACAACAGCACCTCAGCGCTTTCGGCGTACCGGTGCACGCCGTGACTGATCGGCGTTTCGCAGTAGGTTTCGAGGTCGTTAAACAGAATCATTTCAGTGAGGGCGGCAGGTTCAGCCTGCCGTGCGAAGTGCCGTTGACGGGCGTGACAGCCAACCACCGCCATCTGAAGGGGGTCGTCCCCATCCCGACTGCTGACGGATCGTGACGCCTGCTTGCGCCGCTGCCGGTCTGCATCGCCGTTTTCCAGCAATATCGTCGTGCCGCGTGCACGCCCGCGCCCTCACCGAAAGGGCCTCTCTAATTGAGAAGCTCAATCAGCCCCCGGTCCGTCTTGATGTCGCTCGCGAGCGCGTCGAGCATGTTGAGCGCCGCCACCTGAGCCCCGGTGAGCTGCGCCCGGGGTGTATTGGAGTCGATGGCGGGCTCGCACTGCACGCCGACATCAACCGTTCCGTTGATGTCGACCACCGTGATAACGATGAGCGCCATTACGTCAAGTCCGCAGCCGCGGCGCCTTCGCCCAGGTCGTCAAACTCGTCGACGCTGGCAGGACCGCCGCCCGTAAAGGCATCGCCGTCGCGCAGGAACTGCACCCCGGCGAGCGACGCATTCACGCGCTTGCCGTAGTTGTTGTCCTGCGCCCACACGTCGATCGACGCGTTCACGTAGCAGCCGGCGTAGGGCTTCCCGTCCTGCGGCGCGAGTGGCGTGCGGTCCTTGTCGATTACAAGGGGCCGCGTCGCGTTGCGGGTGGACACGTAGAAATTGCCCTCGTAGCCGGCGTATTCGGCCTTGGCATCACCATTGTGGATGCACACCTTGTCTGCCGCGCGCGCGGTCTGGAGCACGGCGTTAGCCTTGGCGCCCCACTTCTCGTACGCCACTTGTTCGATTGCGGCGTTGATGACCTTAATGTCGGGGTGCGTCGGCTCGAGCAGGAAGGACGCGGAGAAGGCGGGCTTGCCCTCGCCGTTCACGGTCTTGGCTTCGAACAACTGGGGGAAGGCGAGGCGGACATTACTCAGTTTTACTTTCATGGCGGTCCTTTCTGAAACGTTGGGGGTGCTGGGCCCTGACTCGATCGATGGCCCGTTGGATGGCTTTCTCGCGAGCGAGTGGGTCGCTTGACGTGAAGGGTGTTTGCGCAGCCTGCTGGAGCTGCACGGCCGCGTCGTGGGGTAGCACGCGGGCGAGGGGCGGGGTCTTATACAAGGTCGCAGTCCTCGAAGTCCTCGACCACGGGGGCGACGACATGCGCGGGGCGCGGATCGTTCACCGGAGCGACGGCCGGCTTGCCTTCAGCCTGCGTAATGAGCGGTTGCAGCTTCGCCCAGCGGCGCGGGCTCTCTTTCGCGAGCAGCTTTTCGGCGCTCGTCGGACTGATCACTTTGAAGGTGTACATCTCGTCCGCCTTCAGACGCATGGACTTGAGCGCGGCTTCGGCCTCGTCCTCGCTCGTCCAGGCGCGCGAGCCGCGCTTGCCAAGCACAAGCTTGTAGCCGGGCACTTCGTTGCCGGCGAGGAGCTCGGCATGCGCATGCTTGCGCACGGCGCTGCACCAGTCTTCGATGAGGTCTAGGTGCGGCAGCAATGTAGCGATGCGCTCGTTGTCGCTGGCGGCGACCTGGCCGATCGGATCGCCTAGCTTGATATCGGACACGTCCACGAAGTCACCGGCCACGGTGTCCAAGGCGTGCTGCGCGAGCTTCGGGCAGATCGCCTTTGCTTTGCAGAACCGGCACTGCTCCTCGCCGGGGCGCAGATGGTGGATGACCGCCTCCGGGTGCTCGCCGCGCAGCACGTTAAGCGCGTGCGTCGCGCGCTCCTTGGCGTGCTCGGCGAACTTCCGCAGCTCAGCGACGGTGCAATCCCATTCACTAGGGGCTGTACTGACGCGCGGCTGGTGGATCACGATGCGCACGCGCTTGGGCGAATAGCCAAGGAGCATTACCAGCTCCAGCGCGCCCAGCGCGTAGAGCTGACCCTGCTTGTTGTTCTCTGCGCTCACCAGCACGCCACGGCCGAACTTCAGGTCGATGACGATGACCTCTTCGCCATCGGCCGTGACCACGATGGCGTCGCTCGTACCTTCGGCGTTCGTCTCGCCCGTGACGTGTCCGATCGGCACGCGCTGCTCAACCAGCAGCTCATGGCCATCGGCGTACTGACGCACGATGTCGATGTAGCACTGCACAGGCTCGGCCATCTCGGCCGTGAAGTGGATCGGTTGCCCGTCGACCTCGTGGGGCCCGATGAAATCGGCAGCCGCGGCGCCCTCGCGCAGGCACATTGCGGCGATGATGTGCGCGCACGTACCCTCACGGGCGAAATCGCTGGACTCGTTGGGCAGTGGCGCTTCCATGGCGACGCTGCCGGGGCAGACGAGCCAGCGATGCGCGGCTGACGGGGAAAGGAGAGCGTGTGAGGCTTCGCTCATGCCGGCACCTCTTCCAGCGTGCCGGTCTCGCCCACGCGATAGAGCGTGTCCGGCTTGATGCCGTTTTCGCCGACGACGCCGACGGCGATTCGTATCTGCTTGCCGTCCTTCCAGGCGAGTGCGAACGCGCCATGCTTGCCAGCGCTTGCGATGCCGCCCAATCCTGCGGACATTGCGACCGAACAAGTGCCTGACGCGGCGAGCCGGCTGTAGGCCCCTGACGCGGCGAGCCGGCTGTCGTCCCCTGACGCGGCGAGCCGGCTGTAGGCCCCTGACGCGGCGAGCTGGCTGTAGGCCCCTGACGCGGCGAGCCGGCTGTAGGCCCCTGACGCGGCGAGCTGGCTGTAGGCCCCTGACGCGGCGAGCCGGCTGCCGTCCCCTGACGCGGCGAGCCGGCTGTAGGCCCCTGACGCGGCGAGCTGGCTGCCGCCCCCTGACGCGGCGAGCCGGCTGTCGTCCCCTGACGCGGCGAGCCGGCTGTAGGCCCCTGACGCGGCGAGCCGGCTGCCGTCCCCTGACGCGGCGAGCCGGCTGTCGTCCCCTGACGCGGCGAGCCGGCTGCCGCCCCCTGACGCGGCGAGCTGGCTGCCGCCCCCTGACGCGGCGAGCTGGCTGTCGTCCCCTGACGCGGCCTTCTTCAACAGTTCAGCTGCATCGTTCATTGCGCAGGCGACATCCGTTTTAATGAACGGCTCGATCTGCGCGGGCTGCTCAAATAGCATCTCGAACATACGATTGCTCAGCCACCGTGAATCGTCATAGCGCTTGTCGTCGCGCAGTGCTTGGCTCACCTCGCCGTAGGTCGCGCCCTGCGGGAATTTATCGATGAACCACTTGTAGCCGTTGGCACAAGCGCTCCATTTCTTCAGAAGCTGCTTCGTGATTTCCATGCTTCACCCCCTGAGCGCGTCGTTGACTTTGGCGACGAAAGCGGCGTATTGCTCGGGCTTGAGGTCCGGCCCCTTGGCCGCACCGAACTGGCCGAGCACGGAAACGACTTGATCGCGGCCCTTGGCGCTGGAGAGTTTCAGGATCGCCTTCTTCACGTCGTCGTAGGTGGCGCTCTCCGCTGCCGTGGGTTTCGCGGCAGCGGGAGCGGCAGCTTCGGCAGGGGGAGGAGAACGAAGGCCCTGCGTGCTGCTGGCCCCGTTGGTGTCCACGGTGGCCTGGGATGCTACGGCAGCGACTCCGGTCGGCACGCCCCTGGCGATGACGGCGAGCAGCTCGCGGATGGCGGCGGTGTTTTCTTGGATAGCGACTTCGAGGGACATGGCATTACTCCTGTACGGTGGGGAGGGCATAGCCCGCGTCTTCGGCGAGCGATCGGAAATTGGTTGCGAGATCAAGCGCGGCTTTGAGGTCTTCGGGCTTTTCGATCTCAGCTTCGGCGAGGACTTCGAGCAGCGCGAGCGCGGCTTTGAGGTCTTCGGGCTTCCGCAGGTCCGCCTCGGCAAGCGCACCGAGGAGCGCCTCAGCGTCGGCGATCTCGTGCTCGTCGATGATCGAGATTAAAGACGCGTGATCGGCGAAAGCTTCGAGGCGCTGGAACAGCTCGCGCTCCAAGTCGGTTGTGACGATGGGATTGAGACTTGAGTACGCGTGGCGCAACAATTCTTCGTCGTTCAGGGCGGATAGGTACATGATTAGGACAGCCTTCTAATCGTGAACATCGGCGCGGCGCCCCCACCACCCTGGAATTCATTCCCCACGGCGGCGGTTTTTGCCCATTCCAGCAGCGGTTCGTAATCGCAGTTAGCTTCGACGAGTTCAGCGAACGTGCACTTCTGTACAGCGCCCTCTTCGTCGGTGATTTGGAACATGAGGTGGCTCCTTCCAAGTGCGTGGGCTGCGATAAACATGGCGTTTTTCCTCAAACCAGATTTAGCAACTGATAAGCGAAAATTAGCAGACGCAAAAGCAGGAGTCAAGAAGTTTTTGCATATGCTAAATCATAGGGCAAAAAAGAAGCCCGCACGCAGCGGGCTTCGGTTACGTCCGGGGCGCTATTTAGGTGGTGGAGCCTTTTGGATTTGGAGCAAGTCTTCTGCGTACGAAGCGTCAACAGCGCCCTTCCTTAGTGCGTCTTCATATACCAGTGCAACGATCCGGCCGTGGCGTCCGGGGTTGAACGCGTCGTTCTCGAATTCCCCCGCGAGTTCGGCCACCACTTGCATCGAAGCAGTGAGCAGCGCCGCATCAACCTGGCGCTGGGGTGGTCCCGGGGGTAGTGCGCCAACCTGGTCGAGCCAGCCCTCTGGCAGCTTTAGCGCCGTCTCAATCTCTCGGGCGGTCTTTTCTGAAATCGCCCTGGTTGGATTCGGCCCCGCGATTTGAGAGATGTAACTGGCGGTCCATCGGCCACCAGTGCGCTGCACAAAATCCTTCGTAGCGCCGCTTTCTGAAATGAGGCGGCGCAGGTTCGCAAGGCGCGTAAGCTGCCGCGCGGAGGGGTTTTTTACTTCGCTCATAGGTGCAAGGTTAGATTGGGTATGCATGGTTATCAATAGCTAAGTAAAAATCTTGTTGACTGAAAACTTTGCAACCGCTAACTTATGTAGCGTTTGCAAAACAGGCCCGATCATGAAAACCCTTCAGAAGTTCCTGCGCGTCGCAACGAACGCCGAGCGCGAGCTAGTCGCGTCCGAAGCTGGCACCTCCGTCGCGTATCTATACCAGTTGGCCGGTGGCCATCGGAAGAATCCTGGCGCAGCGCTTGCTGCTGGAATCGAGCGCAGCACGCGGGCGCTCCACAAAGCAAATCCCTCCCGCATCCCCGTGGTCACAGTGATGACGTTGGTGAAGGAGGGTGAAGCCCAATGAGCGCCGAGCTGAAGGACTTCCGCTGCAAAATCACCGTTGAGGCCGACTGCGTTATCGAGGCCGAAGCCCGAAGTACCGGGCGCGACAAAGCCGAGATTGCCCGCGAGTGGCTGCATGAGAAGGCGAAGGAACGTATCCATGCCGCCAAGCTACTTGATAATTTGCTGCGCGCCGAGGGAGCGCCAGGGATTGGCGAGGGCGCTCCGCGGCAGTCCGCGGCACTCAAGGGAGCGCCAGGGATTGGCGAGGGCATCGCGGGGAAGATGAGGGAAGATCAGGGCAAGGGGCGGTAAATGCCCCTTCAATTGTCGTCGTCCGGCACCGCTTACGCCGATTTCCTCGTCAACAAGGCGCGCCTTGACCCGCCTACCGGCCTGGCCGATTGCCCCGATCTGCCGGCGCAGCTTTTCCCGTTCCAGCGCGACATCGTGCGCTGGGCCCTGCGTCGTGGCCGCGCGGCGGTGTTCGCGCAAACAGGCATGGGCAAGTCCTTCATCGAACTCGCATGGGGGCAGGCCGTGCATCGCGAGACAGCAGGCGATGTTCTGCTCCTGACGCCCCTTGCCGTAGCCGGACAGATCGTGGCTGAAGGAAAGAAATGGGGCCTGGCGGCCAAGCAGTGCGCGACGCAGTCGGAAGTCGAGTCCGGCGTCACCGTCACCAACTACGCGAAGTTGCATCACTTCGATCTCTCGCAGTTCGCTGGCGTCATCCTGGATGAAAGTTCCATTCTCAAGGCGTTCGACGGCAAGACGCGCACCACGCTCATCGAGCGCTGCGCTGACGTGCCGTACCGGCTCGCGGCTACAGCAACGCCCGCGCCCAATGACTTCGCCGAGCTGGGCAACCACGCCGAGTTCCTGGGCGTGATGAGCTTCACAGGCATGCAGTCGGTGTTCTTCGCGCACGACAGTGCGGATACAACGAGCAAGTGGCGACTCAAAGGTCACGCCGAGGCCGACTTCTGGCGCTGGATGTGTTCTTGGTCGGTACTACTACGCCGGCCCTCGGACCTGGGCTACGACGACAACGGCTACATACTGCCCCCGTTGGATCAGACCGAACACGTCATCCCGGTGTCCGGGCCGATCGCGCAAACCCTTTCCGAGCGCCTGGCAGCGCGGCGGGAGAGCATCGCCCAGCGTGTCGAGAAAGCCGTGGAACTGACGCCGGCCGATCGGCCCTTCGTCTGGTGGTGCAATCTCAACGCCGAGAGCGACGCGCTCGCGGCAGGCATCCCGGGGGCCGTCGAAGTGCGCGGCTCGGACAGGGAAGAGGACAAGGAAGCCAAGCTTAGGGCCTTCGCAGCCGGCGACATCCGCGTGCTTGTGACAAAGCCCACCATCTGCGGCTTCGGGATGAACTGGCAGCACTGCGCCGATACGGGCTTCGTAGGTCTCAATGATTCGTTCGAACAGGTTTATCAAGCGACCCGCCGATTCTGGCGCTTCGGGCAGACGCGCCCCGTGAACGTGCACTTCGTCGCCGCCTCTACGGAGGGTGCCGTGCTCGAGAATCTGCGCCGCAAAGAAGCCGACGCCGAGCGCATGGCCGCGGCCATGGTGGCGAACATGGCCGACCTGTCCAGCGAGCTTGTGCACGGCGCCGTGCACGAGGAAGACCCCTATACCCCCACCATTCCTGTGAGCTTGCCATGCTGGCTATAGACCAAGTCGTCACGCACGACTACGCGATCTACCACGGCGACGCCTGCGAGCTGGTGCGCGCCATTCCCGACAATACCGTCCACTTCGGCATCCACTCGCCGCCCTTCGAGGGCCTGTACAAGTTCACCAACTCGCCGCGAGACATCAGCAACAATGAAGGCGGCACCTTCTGGGAACACTACGCCTTCCTGATCCGCGAGCTGCTGCGCGTGGCGATGCCCGGACGCCTGCACGCTGTGCACGTGATGCAGCTCCCGGCCACGAAGTCCCGGGAGGGCTTTATCGGCATTCGAGATTTCCGCGGCGACGTGATCCGTGCCTACCAAGCCGCGGGCTGGCTGTTCCATTCCGAGGTGTGCATCTGGAAAGACCCCGTCGTCGCGCAGCAGCGCACCAAGTCGATCCGCCTCCTGCACAAACAGCTCGTCAAGGACTCAGCCTTGAGCGGGCAGGGCGTGGCCGATTACATTGAGGTATTCCGCAAGCCCGGCGAGAACGAGATCGCCATCGCGGGGGAGCTTGAACGCTACGTGGGTGATGCCGTAGACGTGTCGCGTGAAGCCTACGACCGGCAAGCCGCGGAGCTGGCCGCTCTGGGCAAGACGCCCTGGCCGTTCCGCCAGTGGGTATCGATCATGACCTGGCAGCGCTACGCCTCGCCCGTGTGGACCGACATCCGGCAGACGCGCACGCTGCAATACCGCTCCGCGCGCGACGAGCAGGACGAGCAGCACATCAGCCCGCTGCAGCTTGACGTGATCGAGCGCTGCATCGAACTCTGGAGCAACCCGGGCGAGACGGTGCTGACACCGTTCATGGGCATCGGCTCGGAGGTCTACTGCGCCGTAGAAGCGGGCCGCAAGGGCCTGGGGTTCGAGCTCAAGGCCTCGTACTGGCGGCAGGCGATGCTCAACCTGCAGCGCCTGGAGGAGCGGCTCCTGGCCGCGCTGCTTGGCGAGGAGGCGCAGTGTGACTAGCGAGTTCCAGTCGCACGGCCGCGCGCTCCTCGCGAACGGCTACCTGATCATCCCCATCAAACCCGGCCACAAACGCCCGGCGCTGGACCAGTGGCAGTCGGCACGCCTGGGCGCAAGCGACCTCACGCGCTTCCCCGGATGCGGTGTGGGCGTGCTCTGCGGCCAGGGCGCGTGGCCGATCGCGGGTATCGATGTCGATACAACGAATGCGGCACTCGCTGAGCGCTTCACTGCCTGGTGCCGCGAGCACCTGGGCGCAACCTGCGAGCGCGTGGGCGCCGCACCTAAAGTGCTGCTGCCGTATCGCGCAGCGGTCGAGGGTTGGGGCAAGGCTACCGGCGCCTGGTTCGAGGGGCGCCACCGCCTGGAGGTGCTGGGCCGCGGACAGCAGTTCGTCGCGTACGCCGTGCATCCCGACACGCAACGCTCCTACGAGTGGACGGACTTGCTCGGAGGTCTCGCGGCCGTGCGCGCCGACGAGCTGCCGGTGATCACCGAGGCGCAAGTCGCCGAGGCGCTGGCCGCGTTCGAGGATATGGCCCTGGCGGCCGGGCTCACCCGGACCGGCGCGAGCCGCCCCGGACGCGTGACAAGCGCGCCCGACGATGACCCGCTTATGGCGCACTCACCACCCATAGGGCTCCCAGTCGAGGATGCGAAGCGCCTGCTCGGCCACGTCGACAACGAGGACTACGACACCTGGCTCAAGGTCGGCATGGCGCTGCACCACGAGTACGAAGGCGGCATCGAAGCGCTGGATCTGTGGGACGAGTGGAGCAGCACCGCAGCGAACTACACGGGCCGTGAGTCGCTCGAGACGCGCTGGAGCGGGTTCAAGCCTACCGGTGTGACAGCCAGGTGGTTGCTCAAAGTTTCCAAACTGAATAGCCGCGCCGAGCTGCGGGGGGCCCTGGATGAGGCGCGCACGGCGATCGCCGCATGCAGCGACTCGATCGATCTGCTAGCCGATGTGGCGCACCGGGCAGGCGTCGCGGCCGGCAACGACATCGCCATCAAGGCCGAGCTCGCCGGCCTCCTGCGCGAGCGTTTCAAAGCCCTGACCGGGACCTCGCTCCCGGTCGCTGACGTGCGCGCGGCGATGAGCGCTCGAAAGCTCGCAAAGATCACAAGGCGCGCACGGACCGAATTTGGCAACGCCGAGCGGATGCTCGATCACTACGGCGGCGGGCTAATGTACGTGCCTGAATTAGATAGCTGGTTCAACTGGACCGGGGTCTACTGGCGCCGCGCGGCCGGAGTTGAGATTGAGCATTTGGCAAAGGAAACGATACGCGCGCTGCCCGACGAATTGCAGGGGCTCGACGATAGCGATCGAGCGATCCACTTCAAGTTCTGCGCCGTGAGTCAACAGGCGCGCATGGTCGGCAACACGATCCGCCTTGCGCAGTCCGACCCGCGCGTCGTAGTCCCTGTGACCGAGCTTGACGCGCGCGCCCATCTGCTGGGCGTCGCCAACGGTGCCGTCGATCTGCGCACTGGGCGGCTCTTGGCACCAGCACAGGAGCACCGCATCACAACGATCACCGAGGTTGGCTACGACCCCACCGCCCGTGCGCCACTCTTCGAACAGACAGTCGCTGACGTGTTCTTTGAGGATGCCGAGATGGTGGCCTTCTTCCAGCGGTTGGCCGGCTACATGTTGCTCGCCGACCCCAAGGAGGATGTACTGATCATTCCCTACGGCGCGGGCTCCAACGGCAAGAGCACGGTGCTGGGGGCTGTGAGAGAAGCCCTTGGGGCGCACGCCAAGATGGCCAGTGCTGAAACCTTTCTCGTGAGCGGTGCGCCGGTAAGCGCCGGCCAGGCGCGCGAAGACGTGTTGCGGCTGCGCGGGGCGCGCATGGTGTACATCGCTGAGCCTGAAGAAGGATCGGAGTTGCGAGAAGGCCTAATCAAGTCCATGACGGGCGGTGAGGCGATGCCGGCGCGGGGCTTGTACTCGAGGAGCACGGTGGAAGTGGCGCCGACGTGGGTTGCGTTCATGCCTACGAATCACCGGCCGATCGTGAAGGGTGACGACCACGCGATCTGGAGGCGCCTGCTGCCTGTGCCTTTCACCCGGAACTTCGACACCGACCTGGCCGTAGTGAAGGACGCGGATCGGGCGGCGAAGCTGGCCGCGGAGGCGCCAGGGATCCTCGCCTGGTGCGTGCGCGGAGCCCTCGCCTACCAGCGCGACGGATTGAGGCCTCCACCGGAAGTGCGCGCAGCGCGCGAGGCGTACCGCAGCGACATGGATCTTCTGTCCGAGTGGCTGGATGAGTGCTGCGAGCTCGGGGACTACGTGGAATCGAATGCGAATCTCTGGGCGAGCTGGGAGAACTTTGCCCGGGCGCGGGGCGAGCTGCGATTCATCTCCAGCGCGAAGAGCTTGGGGAGGAGATTACAGGCGAAGGGGTTGCGGTTGGTTAAAGATCGTGTCGGGTTGGAAGGACGCGGTGTCGAGGGTATCCGTGTCAAATTGCAACAGCTTTAGCGGGCGCGCGTTGCGGTTCGGAAGGCTCCTTGCTAACACGATGCTTGTCCGCGCCAATGACTGCCCGCACGGCATCGTAAGTAGAGGTGCTGGGTGGTGGTGGTGGTTCGACACGCTCATACGCCAACAGCGCTGCGGCAAGTGAAACGATGAACAACCGGCGCGCGCGATCAGAAGTTGTTGATGTTCGATTCATAGTACTGCTCGCCGTAACGCACTACGTGGCCGTCGCGCAGTGTCACCTGGTAGGTGCGGGGCCACTCAGAAATAGCGTGCTTCATGCGCTTGTAGATCAGGTACTCCTCCCTCTTGTCCGCATCAGCGCCTACCGATACTGGGGCTCCAAGAACGGCGATCACCTGATCCTTGGTCATGCCCACTCCAACTTTTTCGAAATCGCTGGCGGTGCCATAAACGATCGCTTGGCATCCGGTGAGCAGAAATGTGAGAACGGTTGCAAGCAGTGTTTTGCTGAATCGCATTTTGTGCGCCCGTAATGAAGAGTGCGCAATGAATACTAGCCCCAACTTGCAAAACGCTGCAAGTAGCGGCGACGTTTCCGACGTTTCTACCCCATTTTCCCATAACTTTCTATACGCGTATACGTGGAAAGTTTATAGAAATAGCGTCGGAAACGTCGGAAACGTCGCCCGCAAAAAATTACGCATTCAATGAAGCGATTTTTTGCGATTAACGCCAACGGCCTGCGGGTGGGCGAGGATCATCCCCGGGCCAAACTGACGGACCACGACGTGGATCTGATCCGCGACGCGCTGGATGAACGGGATGCATTCGTGGCCGTGCTTGTGGGGCTGGGCTATCGGCGCCTGGTGATCCGCCGCGCGCTCTCGTGGCTGGAGATGGATGTGCGGGGGATTGCCAGGCGCTTTGAGGTCAGTCGCTCGTTGATTCAGGATATCTACGTCGGCCGGCGCCGCGCACAAACGGTGACCGGACATCGGTCAGTCCGCTTACCCGGCAAGTAGGGCGCTACGCTGCTCGGGTGGATAACCGGACACCCGAAAAGCAAATCGCGTTTCTCGCCGCGCTCGCGGCAACGTGCAGCGTTACTCGTGCGTGCGAAGCCGCGGGTATGGGGCGCGCGACGGCGTACGACTGGCGCGCTGCTGACCCCGAGTTCGCCAAGCGATGGGAGGAGGCCAAGGCCCTCGGCGCGGAGGCGCTGGAGGACGAGGCTGTGCGCCGCGCGCACGAGGGGTGGGAGGAACCCGTGTTCCACCTGGGCGTTGCCACCGATACAGTGCGCAAGTATGACTCCACGCTGCTGATTTTTCTGCTCAAAGGCGCGAAGCCTGAGAAGTACCGCGAGCTCAGCCGCATGGAGTTGACCGGCGCGAACGGCGGCCCGGTACACCTGAGCGACACCGACACGGCCGCGAAGCTCGCCGGCATCATCGCTGCGGCGAAGGCGCGTCAAGTTGAGGATCTGCTGTGAACGCGGCCGACATCCTCGACGTGCTGCCCTATCTCACTCGCGAGGAGCGTGCCGAAGTCGACCGGCTACTCGCGCGCGACAAGGCGATCTGGCGACCGATCAGCGCGCCTCAGGCAATGGCGTACTACTCGACGGCCGACGTGGTTGGCTACGGGGGCGCCGCGGGTGGGGGTAAAACGGACCTCGCGTGCGGCAAGGCGTTGACGCAGCACCAGCGCGTGATGATCCTGCGTCGTGAAGCGACGCAGCTCACCGGCATCATCGATCGGCTCACGGAATTACTGCGCGGACGTGACGGCTACAACGGGCAGGAGCGTATCTGGCGCCTGCCGCGTGCGCAGATCGAGTTCGGTTCGGTGCCCAACTTGGGCGACGAAGCAAAATATCAGGGCCGTCCGCATGATCTGCTGGTATTCGACGAGGCGGCCAACTTCCTTGAATCGCAAGTGCGCTTTCTGCTCGGCTGGTTGCGCACGACGACGCCCGGGCAGCGCTGCCAAGCGTTGCTCACGTTCAATCCACCGACGAACGCCGAGGGTCGCTGGGTCGTCGAGTTCTTTGCGCCCTGGCTCGATCGGAAGCATCCGCGGCCCGCGAAGCCGGGCGAGTTGCGCTGGTTCGCGACGATCGATGGCAAGGAGCTGGAAGTTGCAAGCGGTGCGTCCTTCGAGCACAAAGGTGAGACGATCACGCCGCTCTCGCGTACGTTCATCCCCGCGCGCGTGTCCGACAACCCGTACCTCACCGGTACCGGCTACATGGCGCAGCTCCAGTCTCTGCCTGAGCCGCTGCGTTCGCAGATGCTCAACGGAGATTTTCAGGCGGGTGTTGAGGATGACCCGTGGCAAGTGGTTCCCACTGCGTGGGTTGAGGCAGCGCAACGCCGCTGGAAGCGCCCCGACAAGCTGCCGACTATGGACAGTATCGGCGTGGACGTGGCGCGTGGCGGGCGCGACAACACGATCATCGCACGCCGTCACGGCATGTGGTTCGACGAGCCGATCGTGTATCCCGGCGCGCAGACGCCGGACGGGCCATCCGTTGCGGGGCTCACGATCGCGGCGATGCGTGACAGCGCGCCGATCCATATCGACGTGATCGGCATCGGTGCATCGCCTTACGATTTCCTGAACAACGCGAACCAGCAGGTACTTGGGGTCAATGTCGCGGAAAAATCGCTCGCCACCGACAAGTCAGGCCGTCTGCGCTTCTACAACCAGCGCAGTGAATACTGGTGGAAGTTTCGCGAGGCGCTCGATCCGACCAGCAACACAGGCCTCGCGCTGCCGCCCAGCGCGCAGCTACTCGCTGATCTGTGTGCGCCCACCTGGACGCTCGCCGGCAGCGCGATCCTGGTGGAGGGGCGCGATGAGATCGTCAAGCGCATCGGCCGCTCGCCCGACTGGGCGAGCGCCTACATCCTTGCGCTGATCGATACGCCCAAGCGGGGCCATGTGCTTGCCGGGGCGTCGACGCGCCGGGAATACGATCCCTTCGAGAGGATCCGATGATGCGAATCGAAGAGTTCTCGCTGACGGAAGAGCTCCCGAGGATGGGCGCGCTACTCGCGGCTCATTGGGATGAGATCGCCCGGAACAAGCAGCTCGTGGTGCTGAAGCCAGATGCTGAGCGCTATCGCCTGCTCGAGCAAGCCGGCGCGTTGCTTACCATCGGCGCGTTTGACGAGAACGACAAGATGGTCGCGTATTCAGTCAATTTCATCGGCCACCACTTGCACTACGCGGATCTGGTCTACGCGGAAAACGACGTGCTCTTTCTCGCTCCTGCGCATCGCAAGGGGCGCTTGGGGCTACGGCTCATCAAGGAAACTGAGCAACGCGCGAAGGCGCGAGGTGCTCGCATGATGGTTTGGCACGCCAAGCAGGATACGTCGCTGGAAAGATTGCTCCCTCGCCTCGGCTACGGCGTGCAGGACGTGCTCTTCAGCAAGGAGGTTTGATCATGGGGTGGGTTGCCGGCGCCATTATCGTTTCGAGCTTGTATGCCTCCAGCGAACAATCCAAGGCCGCTGACAAAGCTGCACAGCTCCAGCAGGACGCGATGACTCAGCAGCAGTCCGAGGCGGACAAAGCGCTCACCCTGCAGCAGCAGGGGCAGGCGGATCAACTCAAGGTGGCGCAGGACTCGCTCGCGCAGCAGAAAACCGCTTACGAGAGCCAGCTCTCGATCGCGCAGCAGACGCTCGCGCAGCAGAAGACTGCTTACGAGAACCAGCTCCTGACCGCGCAGCAGACGCTCAAGCAGCAGCAAGACGCCTACACCCAGCAGCTCATGCTCGGCCAGAAGACGCTTGACCAGACGAAATCATCCTCGGCCGCGCAGCTCGCGGCAGCCAACAAGGCAGCCAGCATCCAGGCGTCCGCGTTGAAGGCGCAGATCGATGCAGCGAACAAGCTCTATACGCAGCAGATGGAGCAGATCAACCGGGCAAACCAGAAGCAACCCGACACCGCGGCGATGAATGCGGCCAACCAGCAGCGCGCGAAGGGCGGGCAGTCAGGCACCATGCTGACCGGTCCCTCGGGCGTTGATCTGAGCCAGCTCCTGCTCGGCAAGAACACGCTGCTGGGGGCGTAATGGCCGAAGTGCCCAAACGCGACAGGCTCTACACGCGCTGGGGGCAGCTCAAGTCCGAGCGCGCCTCGTGGTTCGCCCACTGGCAGGAGCTTTCCAGCTACTTGCTGCCGCGTTCGGGCCGGTTCTTCGTTCAGGACCGGAACAAGGGCGAGCGCCGGCACAACAACATCTACGATTCCACCGGCACGCGCGCGCTGCGCGTGCTCGCCGCGGGGATGATGTCCGGCATGACGAGCCCGGCGCGGCCGTGGTTTCGTCTCTCCACGGCGGACCCCGAGCTCGCTAAGTTCGGTCCGGTCAAGCAGTGGTTGAACCAGACGACGATGCTGATGCGCGACATCTTCGCGCGCAGCAACACTTATCGCGCGCTGCACTCGATGTACGAGGAGCTGGGCGCATTCGGCACGGCGTCCTCGGTGATCCTCGCCGACTTCGGCAACGTCATCCATCACTACCCCATCACCACGGGTGAATACTGCATCGCCACCAACTACCGGGGGGAAGTCACCACGCTCTATCGCGAATTCCAGAAGACGGTCGCTGAGATCGTCGCCGAGTTCGGCGTTGACAAGGTGAGCCCGGCGATCAAAAACCTGCACGATCGGGGCTCGCTCGATCAGTGGGTCACGCTGATTCATGCGATCGAGCCGCGCACCGATCGAGACTCGACCAAGCGGGACGGTAAGAACATGGCCTGGAAGTCCGTCTATTTCGAGATCGGCGGCGAGCCCGATAAGTTTCTGCGCGAGTCGGGGTTCGATCAGTTCCCCGCGATCTGCCCGCGCTGGGCGACGGCGGGCGGGGACATCTACGGCAACTCGCCCGGCATGGAGGCGCTGGGGGACATCAAGCAGCTCCAGCAGGAGCAACTGCGCAAGGCGCAGGGCATCGACTACATGACCAAGCCCCCGCTGCAAGTGCCCACGGCACTGAAGAATCGCGACGTGGACAGTCTGCCGGGTGGCGTTACCTTCGTGGACGTGTCCGGCCCGAATGCCGGGATACGCACGCAGTTCGACGTGCGCCTGGACCTAAACCATCTGTTGGCTGATATTCAGGACGTGCGCGAGCGCATCAAGGGGGCGTTCTACGCGGACCTCTTCCTGATGCTGGCGAACCAGACCGACGCGCGCATGACAGCTACCGAAGTTGCCGAACGCCACGAGGAGAAGCTCCTGATGCTGGGGCCCGTGCTCGAGCGCCTGCACAACGAGATGCTCGATCCGATGGTGGAGATCACCTTCGAGCGGATGCTCGCCGCCGGCATCGTCCCCCCGCCGCCGCCCGATCTGCAGGGGCAAAACCTCAATGTCGAATTCGTATCGATGCTTGCTCAGGCGCAGCAGGCCGTGGGCACTAATTCCGTGGATCGGTTCGTCGGCACGCTCGGCCAGGTGGCCCAAGTGAAGCCCGAGGTACTCGACAAACTCGACGCGGATCACTGGGCCGATGCGTACTCCGACATGCTGGGCGTAGATCCCGAGCTCGTCGTCCCGAACGACAAGGTAGCGCTGATTCGCAAGGCACGCGCCCAGGCGCAGGCGCAAGCGCAACAGGCTGCTGCTGCACCGCAGGCAGCCCAGACGGCGAAGAACGTCTCGCAGATCGATCCGAGCGGGCTGCGCGATGTGATCGATATGTTCAGCGGCTACACCACACCTCAAGGAGCCTGAAATGGCGATGGTCAGCATGAAGATGGACGCCGAAGAGGCGAAAGAAGCGACGCAACCGGCCGCCAAGGATGCACCCGAGTACCCCTACGGGCTTGAGCTGCGGCTCGACGACAAGGCGCTCGCCAAGCTGGGCATCACTCAACCCCCGGCCGTAGGCACCGGCCTGACGATTACGGCCAAGGTGACGGTCGTCAGTGCGAGCGCATATCAGACGCAGGGCGGGGAACCCGAAACCAGCTCCTGCTGGCAGATCACCGATATGGCGGTATCGGGCGCCCAGAACGCGGGCGACAAGGCCGCGGCGCTCTATGGATCGTAAGCCGGTGCGCTTACCTCCGGGGCCCGGGTGCATAGTCGGTCCGCTTACCTCGGAAACTCGGGCGTAGGGTATGAGCCAAGGTCATGATCCCTTCGATCTGCGTGGTCAAGAGCGCACGAAGCAAGAGACCGACGAACGCACGAAGCTCGCGCAGCAGATTGAAGCCGAAGATTTGAAGTGGTTGATGGGCAGCAAGCGGGGCCGCCGGATTGTGTGGCGGCTCCTGGAGCGGACGGGGGTATTCCGATCTTCCTTCACCGGGAACTCGGAAACCTTCTTCCGCGAGGGGATGCGGAACGTCGGTCTGCTGCTGATGGCTCAGGTCAACGAAACGTGTCCGGAGCATTACACCAGCATGGTGCAGGAGCAACGAGAGTATGGCAAACGAAACGCTGACGACAACGGGTCAAACTGACACTGCCCCCGCCGCACAGCAACCGGCTGTTGGAGCAGGCACTGCGCCTGCAGAAGACAGCCAGCAGCAGACGCAAGCCGCAACCACGGACGCGCCAGCCGCTGATCCCGCAAAGGGAGAAGCGCCGAAAGCGGACGAGGCGAAAGCTGCGCCCGAGCAGTACACGGACTTCACCGTCCCGGAAGGCTACACGATGGCCGGCGAGCTGGGAACCGAGTTCAAGTCGCTCGCAAAGGAGTTGAACCTCACCCAGGAGCAGGCGCAGCGAATCGTCGACCTGGACGTGAAGCGCGCGCAAGCGCAAACCGAGTCGCTGTATCGGACGAGCGCCGAATGGCAGGCATCGGCCAAGACGGACAAGGAATTCGGCGGGGCCAATCTGGAGCAGAACGTGGCCATCGCCAAGAAAGCCATGGACGCCTTCGGCACGCCGGAGCTGCGCAAGCTGTTGAACGATTCCGGACTGGGCAATCACCCGGAGGTTATTCGGGTGTTCTACCGGGCCGGCAAGGCAATTAGCGAGGATCGCTTCGTGCCCGGCGGCACGGGTGACCCGAAGGGGCCGCGCGATTCCGCGAAGGCCCTCTACCCGAATCAATCAGCGTAAAGGATCGATACCATGGCAACGCTTTCTACTACTGCTCTTACCTTGGCCGACTGGGCCAAGCGGCTCGACCCCGACGGCAAAGTGCCCGTCGTGGCCGAGCTGCTGTCGCAGACCAACGAGATCTTGGACGACGCCGTGTTCATGGAGGGGAATCTCCCCACCGGGCACCGCGTCACCGTCCGCACCGGCTTGCCGACCGTCTACTGGCGCCAGCTCAACGCTGGCGTGCCCTCCAGCAAGTCCACCACGGCGCAAGTCGACGAGAGCTGCGGCATGCTCGAGGCCTACTGCCGCGTGGACAAGGACCTGGCCGAGCTGAACGGCAACACGGCACAGTTCCGCCTGTCCGAAGACACCGCGTTCCTCGAAGCGATGAACCAGACCATGGCACAGACGCTGTTCTACGGCAATGTGGCCACGGACAACAAGACCTTCACCGGCCTCGCCACGCGCTATTCGAGCCTGTCCGCGGGCAACGCGCAGAACATCATCAGCGCGGGCGGATCGGGCGCGGACAACACCTCGGTGTGGCTGGTGTGCTGGGGCGAGCAGACGGTGTTCTGCCCCTTCCCGAAGGGCTCGAAGGCCGGCCTGTTGCACGAGGATCAGGGCCAGCTCACGGTCTACGACGGCAGCAACAACCCCTACCAGGCGTTCCAGACTCATTACCAGTGGAAAAACGGCCTGGTAGTGAAGGACTGGCGCTACGTCGTGCGCATTCCCAACATCGACGTGTCGGATCTGATCGCGCAAGCGACCACGCAGGCATCTACCGCGGCGACGGCGTTGATCAAGCTGATGGCGCGCGCGCTGTATCGCATTCCGGCGCCCGGCATGGGGCGCATGGCGTTCTACATGAATCGCACGGTGCACTCCGGCCTCGCGCTCGCCGCCATGGACAAGTCGCAGAACATGCTCGCCATCAAGGAAGGCCTGAGCCAGTTCGGCCAGCCGATGTCGTGGCTGTCGTTCCTCGGCGTGCCGCTGCGCAAGGTGGATCAGATCACCAACGCCGAAACCGTCGTGTCCTAAAAGGAATCCGAACATGATCACCGATGCAAACTTGAAACTGTCGGCCGCGCAGGCAGTCACGGTCACGGCGTTTTCGACCAACACGATCGACTTGGGTGTCGCTCGCGATATCGGAACCGGCGAGGATCTGAAAGTCCACATCAGCGTGGACGTAGCCGCTACGGCGGCGGGTGCGGCAACGGTCAATTTCCAGCTCGTGACCTCGGCCAACGCTGATCTGTCGAGCCCGACCATCATCGGGCAGACCGATGCGATCCCGAAGGCCTCGCTCACAGTCGGTACGCGGCTCGTGCTGCCGATTCCGCCTTCAATTGGCGGCAACGGTCAGCGCTACGTCGGCATCCAGTACACGGTCGGCACCGGCCCGCTCACGGCCGGCAGCTTCACAGCTTACGTGGTCAAGGATGTCGAAGATCGCAAAGCCTACGCGTCCGGCTTCAGCGTGACCTGATCGGAGTCTTGACCCATGGCAAAGCACATCGTGAAAGAAATCCCGTTCTGGGACGGGTCGCAACTCCACCAGCCGGGCGCCATCGTCGAGTACGAGGGCAAGCCGAGCAAGAACCTCGAACCGGTGAAGGGAAACAAGAAGCCGGAAAAAGAGGGGGAATCGGCAACGGGCCGCGACCTTACCTGAGCGCAGTTCCTCCTGGTGGCGACGGGTTCAGGGGGCTTCGCGCCCCCTGTTTTTTAGGACGCGACGATGGCAACTGAAGTCGATATTTGCAATCTGGCGCTGGCTCGGCTCGGCGACGATGCAACCGTGGCGAGCATTAACCCGCCGGAAGGCAGCGCGCAAGCCGAGCACTGCGCGCGCTTCTACCCGATTGCGCGCGACGCGATGCTGGACCTGCACAACTGGGGGTTCTGCACCACGCGCGCTGCGTTGTCGCTGCTCGCGGCAGCACCAGTCAGCGGATGGCTCTACGCCTACGCGCCGCCCTCGGCAGCGATCAACATCTTGAGCGTGTTCCAGCCAGGTGCCGCGGACGACTTCGATCCTCAGCCCTTCGAGATCGAGACGCTGACCGATGGCGCCAGCGTCATCTACACCAACGTGGTGTCGGCGGTGTGCCGCTACACCATCCACGTCACCGACACGTCGCGCTTCCAGCCGCTCTTCGTCGAGGCGCTGAGCTGGCTGCTGGCGTCGCACCTTGCGGGGCCGATTCTCAAAGGCGATGCGGGCGCCAAGATGGCGATCCAGTGCTACAAGGCGTTCGAGGTGAAGATGGCGCAAGCCACCGCATCCGATGCGGCGCAGCGCCGCGTAGCACCGACGCATAACGTTGCCTGGATCGCGGGGCGATGAGCATCCGCACCCTGCAACGTTCGTTCGCCGGGGGTGAGGTCACCCCGGAATTCTGGAGCCGTATCGACGATATCAAGTATCAGACCGGCCTTGCGACGTGTCGCAATTTCATCTGCAAGCCGCAGGGCCCGGTGGAGAACCGAGCGGGCACTTTATTCGTGCGCGAAGTCAAGGACTCCACCAAGGCGACGCGGATTATCCCCTTCACTTACTCGACCACGCAGACGATGGCGATCGAGCTGGGCGCGGGGTACTTCCGCTTCCACACGCAGGGCGCAACGTTGCTCAGCGCCGGCGTGCCGTACGAAGTGGCGAATACCTACGCGGAAGCGGATCTGTTCGACATCCATTTCGTGCAGTCGGCGGACGTGCTCACCCTGGTGCATCCGAATTACCCGCCCAAGGAGCTGCGCCGCCTGGGCGCAACCAATTGGACGCTGACGACCATCTCGTTCGCCTCGGGGCAAGTCGCGCCAACGGGAGTTACGGCGACGCCGACAGGAACCGGTACGACGAACTACAAGTACGTGGTGACTTCGGTGGGTACGCTGGGGACAGACGAATCTGCTGCGTCCTCGAGTGCGAATTGTAATAACAACCTGTTCACCACGGGCAATTACAACACGGTCGCCTGGAGTGCGGCGACGGGGGCGGTGCGCTACTACGTGTACAAGTTCTCGGGCGGTCTTTACGGCTACATCGGGCAGACCGATCAGCTCTCCTTCATCGACGACAACATCGCGGCGGACATGTCGCGCACCCCGCCCGTGGCGACTAATCCGTTCCCCGGGGCGAACGACTATCCTGGTGCAGCGAGCTACTTCGAGCAACGGCGCTGTTTCGCCGGGACGCTCAACAAGCCGCAGAACATCTGGATGACCAAGAGCGGCACCGAGTCGAACATGAACTACGCGCTGCCCACGCGCGATGACGACTCGATCCAGTTCCGCGTGGCTGCGCGGGAGGCGAACACCATCCGGCATATCGTGCCGTTGGTGGATCTACTACTGCTCACTAGCGGCGCGGAGTGGCGGGTGACTTCTGTCAATTCGGACGCGATCACGCCGTCCACCATTTCCGTGAAGCCGCAGTCCTACGTAGGCGCGAGCAACGTCAACCCGGTCGTCATCAGCAACAACGTCATCTATTGCGCCGCCCGTGGCGGCCATGTGAGGGAAATGGCCTATGCCTGGCAGGCCAACGGCTACGTCACGGGGGACCTGTCGTTGCGCGCGCCGCACTTGTTCGATGGCTACAACGTCGTCGACATGGCCTACGCCAAGGCCCCGTATCCCATCGTGTGGGCGGTATCGAGCAGCGGCAAGCTGCTGGGGCTGACATACATCCCCGAGCAGCAGATCGGCGCCTGGCATCGGCACGACACCAACGGCGTATTCGAGTCCTGCACCGTGGTGGCTGAGGGGCAGGAGGACGTGCTCTACGTGATCGTGCGGCGAACAATCAACGGCGCATCAAAGCGCTACGTGGAGTGCCTGCACAGCCGGGCTTTCACCGACCCGGAGGACGCCTTCTTCGTCGATTGCGGGCTGACATTCTCGGGAGCCGTGGCACAGACCCTGACTCCGGGGGCAGGGACGACCGTAGCGGGCACGACTGGCGTTACCTTCACCGCTGGCGCCGCTTCGTTCGCTGCTGGCGACGTGGGGCGCTTCATTCGCTACCGCTACGAACTGACGGACGAGTTTGGCGACAGGACGGGCGTGTACGCCAACGCAATCGCCGAGATCACCGGCTACACGTCAGCAACCGTAGTAACAGCGACCATCATCTCCGCTTTCCCCTCTACCAGCGTGATCGCGTCGGGCGACTGGAGCCTGTCGGCGACGACGATATCCGGGCTCGATCACCTGGAAGGCAAGACAGTGAGCATCCTGGGCGATGGCGCCGTAATGCCGCAAGCTGTCGTGACCAGTGGCGGTATCACGCTGCCGCAAGCCGTGAGTGTGGCGCAGATTGGATTGCCGATCACTGCGGACCTGGAAACGCTGCCGCTTGCGTTCGAGGTGCAGGGGTATGGTCAGGGCCGGCCCAAGAACGTGGACCGCGCCTGGCTGCGCGTGTATCGCAGCTCAGGGATTTTCGTCGGACCGAGCACCGACAAGCTGACCGAAGTCAAGCAGCGCACCTCGGAGCCCTACGGCGCGCCTCCGGCACTTAAGACCGATGAGATCAAGATCGATATTTCGCCCTCATGGGGGGCGAACGGCTCTGTTGTCGTGCGTCAGGCCGACCCGTTGCTGCTCACGGTGACTGGCATGTCGTTTGAAGTGACGGTAGGGGGATAGGCGCATGAGTTTCAGCTCAGTGGTAGCCGGAATCCAAGCCGCTGGTGCCCTCAGCTCGGCCGTCGGCGCGCGCTCGGCCGCGCAAGGCCAGAAGTTCGCACTCGACTCCCAAGCCCAGCTCGATGTCATCAACGCCAGGTCGGCAGCTTCCAGCCTCGACGCGCAGGCCAATCTCGATACGATCAACGCCCGGTCGGCAGCTTCCAGCCTCGACGCGCAGGCCAATCTCGACATGCTCAACGCGCGCGCGGTGGCATCCAGCATGGACGCGCAGGCGAGCCTCGGGCTGATCAACGCCAAAGCGACCTTCAACACCATCACGATGCAGGCGGGGCTTGACGTGCTGGGCGCCGAGGAATCCGCGCTCACCCTGCGCAGCAACGCTGCCCTGAGCGCTGCTCGGGCGCAACCGGCCATCGCCGGCCTGGAGGCTGGCGCCGTCATCGCCGACAACAATGCCCGCATCCAGGAGATGCAGGCGCAAAGCTCGCTCCTGCAGGGCCAGCGCGAAGAGCAGCAGGCCCGTCTGCAGACGGCGCAGGTCAAGAGCCGCCAGACGGCCAGCATGGCGGCGCGCGGCGTGGACCTGGGCGAAGGCTCGCCCCTCAACGTGCTCACCGGCACCGACGTGATGGGCGAGAACGCGGCCATCATGATCCAGCAAAAAGCGCTCCAGGCTGCCTTCGGTTACCGCATGCAGGAGGCGAACACTCGGCTCGAAGCGACCACGAAGCGCATGCAGGCCGCGATGGCACGCAGCAACGTCAATCTGGAGACGGGACTTACGAATATCCGGGCGGACGCGTTGCTCGCGAACGCCAACGCGGCGGCGGATGCAAAGCGCGCGCTCGCCTTGGCCGGACTGCTGAACGCAGAGGCGACAGCGAACACGGGTCGAGTGATCGCGGGGGCCAATCTGTCGAACGCGGAAGCTGCGGCGAGAACCGGGCAGACCATCGCGGCAGCCAACCTCTCGAATGCGGAAGCCGCTGCGGAAATGAAGCGTACCAACGCCAAGGTGCTGCAGATCAACGCCAACGCCGCGGCGGGCGTGAAGCGCGCCATGGCGGCAGGAATCAGCCCGTCGACGGCGTTCAACACGACGCTGCTCTCCGGTCTCGGCCAGGTGGCGGGGAACTGGTACATGTACAGCAAAGCCAACGGCAAGGTGAAATAGCATGCCCCGCGTTCCTGAACTGCCCTTCGTCCGCGCCGACGCGAGCGTGCTCGTTCCGGGGCGCGCCGACACGAGCGTCGATTCCCCGGACCTGGCGGCGATCCCCGGCCGCCAGCTCGAGCAGTCGGGCCGCGCCATGCTCGGGCTGGGCAACGCTGCGCTGGAGATTGCTACGCGCATGCAGCAGGACGTGAACACCTCGCGGGTCACGGATTCCAGGAATCAACTCAGCGAAATAGCGCAAAGCCTCGCGTTCGATCCTCAGACAGGCTACCTGACGCAGAAAGGGTACAGCGCCCTGAAGCGCGAGAACGGCATGTCCCTGGCGGATGAGTACGGCCAGAAGCTGCAACAAACGATCAGCGACCTGTCCGGCAAACTCGACAACGACGAGCAGCGGCGCCAATTCATGCTGCGCGCGGGGGACACCCTGGCTTCGTTCCGTGGGGGCATCGAGCAGCATGTCTACCAGGAATGGAAACACTACAGCCTCTCGGCGCAGGACGGTGCTCTGAAAGTCGCTGCGGACGAAGCGAAGCGCAATTGGAACGATCCGCTCAAGATCGATACCGCGCTGCAGGATGCGGACGCCGCTGTGGTGCGCGCCGGGCAGTTGCAGGGGGATTCCGCCACCGAGATTCTCGCCAAGAGGAAGATCGCCAGCAGCCACGTCCACCTCGGTGTGATCGACGCTGCGCTTCAGAACAACAATCCGACCTACGCGCACCAGTACCTGCAGCGCTACAAGGAGGGGATGACGGCCGACGATATCCTCAAGGTCAACGGCGCCCTCAATCGCGATCTGGATGCGCGCATATCCCAGACTGCCGTGCAAGCGGCCGTGCAGGAGTTCGCGCCGCGCTTCGAGCCCACTGACACGGATCGGCTCAAGGGCATCGTGGCGGGCATGGAGAGCAATGGCAAGGACTACGGTGCCGATGGCGCGCCGCTCATGTCCCCGAAGGGCGCGAAGTACCGCATGCAGGTCATGCCCGACACCGCGAAGAATCCGGGCTTTGGGATTCGGCCCGCGCGCGACGACAGCGCAGCGGAGTACAACCGCGTCGGTGAGCAGTACCTCGATGCTATGGTGCGCAAGTACGGCAGCACCGCTCAAGCGATGGCTGCTTACAACGCCGGGCCGGATGTCACGGATGCGGCCCTCAAACAGGCTCAGGCCGCAGGCGCGCCCGAGACGTGGCTCGCCTACCTGCCCAAGGAGACGCAAAGCTACGTGCGCAACGGTGTGTCGAAGCTCGGCACAGGCGCGGGCGCCGCACCCGCAGCGACGATCATGGAATTTGTACAGAACGCCCTTGATCGTCTGGGTCCGAGCCCGCGGCCCGAGCAAGTGAAGCTCACCCGCGAAGCGGCCGAGCACCAGTACAACTTGATTACCAAGTCGATCGGCGAACGCCGCGATCAGACCATGAAGCGAGGACTGCATGCGCTGATCGCGAATGGTGGCGACTACAACGCTCTCGACCCCAATCTCAAAGCCGCCATTGCGCAGGACGCACCCGGCAAGCTGGATGACGTGCTTCGGTTCGCCAAAGCTATCCGCAAGGGCGATGCTGAAACCGATCCCACGGTCTACTACGGTCTACGCCGAATGGCGGCGGAAGACCCCGGCCAGTTCGCCAAGATCGACTTGCTCGCCTCGCGCGACAGGCTCGCGCCTGCAGACTGGAAGCACCTGGTGGAGCTGCAGGGCGGGATCAGCAAGAACGATCTGAAGGCCATGGCGCAGCAAAAGACCTTCGCGATGGCGCTCAAGGCGGTGGATGCCGACATGAAGGCGGCTGGCATCGATACGACGCCGAAGGAGGGCAGCGCGCCCGCCCGGGATCTGGCGCAGTTCAAGACCTCGCTGCTGCAGGCGCTCGATCAAGCGCAGCAGGCGAAGGGCGCACCGCTCTCATTCGAGGATGCGCGCAAAATCGGCCTGGATCAGCTCAAGCAGGGCTGGCTGCAGGGCAGCGGCATCTTTTTCGATACCAAGGAACGGCGCTACCAGGTCACACCAGAGCAGCAGAAATACCCGTTCATCGTGACGCGCTACGGCGACATCCCGGCGCAGCATCGAAGCACGATCGAGGCCGGTATTCGCGCCAAGGGGCGAGAGCCGAGCAAAGGTGAAGTTGAGCGCACCTACCAGCGCGCCATCGACGCAGGGGTGATCCGGTAATGGGCGCTTTCGACGATTTCACCGACGACGCGGAAGAACAGCGGCGCAAGGGCGCAGCGGGGCTTGCGCTGCGCTTTGGCGTCGAGGCGAACCCCGATCGCGTCGCGCAGCAAACGGCGCTCGCGCAGCGTTACCGGCTGCCACTCTCCGTGGTGCAGGAGTCGCCGGATGAGTTCGCCAACCGGGCGAAGCTGGACGACGCGAAGCTTATCGTGGATCAGAACGCGCGCCTCCAGGCGTGGCTCGCTCAGGATTCGACTCGTGCCGCAATTGCGCATGACGACGTGGGAAGCCTGGGCGCGATCGAACGCATCACGACGGCGTTCAAAGGCAGCTACCTGGGCGCATCTACGCTGTCCGGCGTCCATTCGATGCTCGGCGCCGTCGCCACCCTGGCAGATGATCTCAACCCGTTCACGCTGAGCGAGAAGGACGCTGCTGTCCTGTACAAGGACCGACCCGAGAAACTTCGCGACATGCGGAACCAAAGTGCCGCGATGTTCTTGTCGCGCTTTGCCAACAGCCAGCAGGCTGGTTCCGAGAACGACATGGCGGCGTTATCGTCCGAGGCGAAGCGCGATTATGGCGGGCTCAAATATGCGACGACGGACTTCTCAGAAGCGGCCTATCTGTCGCCCGTGAAAATGGCGGGCGATGTTATTCAATCGCTGCCAACCACAGCGGCGCTCATGCTGAGCATCTACTTCACGAAGGGGGCCGCGACGCGCGCGGAAGCCCAAGCACTCGCCGAGGGGTTGACGCCGGAAGCGTCGCGTATGGCGGCTATCAGCGCTGCCGCCACGACGATGGCCAGGACCAGCGCGCTCACCGAAGGCGCTACCGGCTACGCGCAGCAGAAGAATCAAGCCAAGACGGCAGCGCTTGCCGCTGAACTTGAAAGCGCGCCCGGGTATCAGGATCTGATCAAGAATGGCTATACGCCAGAGGCGGCAACTGCGCTGATCGTTGCGCAGACCGCGCAAGAAGCGGGGCTGTATGCCGGAGCGGTTGACGCGGCCACCAACCTCGTAGGGGGCCGGATATTCGGGAAGATATTTGCCGAAGGTGGGAAGCTCCTCCCGCGCACGGGTAAGGGCTTTTTGACGGAGGGGGCGACAGAGCTGGTACAGAGCGGGGGGGAGCAAGCGGGACAGAACCTTGCTATGCAGGAAAACGTCAATCCCCACCAATCGCTCGCTCAAGACGTAGTCGAGAATATGGTGCAGGGATTGGTGGTAGGGGGAATCACTGGTGGCGGTTTTGCGGCCATCGCCGCTGGCCGTCACAAAGCAACCGTCGCCGCCGACGACATGGCGAAACTCCAGCAGCTCGGTGAGGCCGCGGCAGCGAGCAAGCTGCGCGAGCGCGATCCCGGTGCCTTCAAGCAGTTCATTGAGGCGGTCACCGAGGACGGCCACTTGCAGGACGTGTATATCGATGGCAAGACGCTCGTGGATGCGTTCAATCAGTCGGGTGTCGGGCTGAGTGAGCTGCAGCAACTCATGCCTGGCGTGTCCGCTCAGCTCAACGAAGCGCTGCAAACCGAGGGCGCCGTGCGCATCCCCACGGCCGACTACGCGACGCACATCGCTGGGGGCCCGGTGGATGCGGCGATCCTGCCGCACCTCAAGGCCGACCCGAACGGAATGACCTACAGCGAGGCGCAGGTTTTCCACCAGACGCAAGTGGAGCAGTTGCAAGTCGAGGCGACAAAAATCCTCGCCGAGCGCGCCACCGACGAGGTGTTCAAGGCGGACCGGCAGCAGGTTTTCGACAAGGTGCTGGAGCAGTTGACCGCCGCCAATCGGTTTGTGCCCGACGTGAACCAAGCCTATGCAACGCTCGTGCGCGACTTCTACGTGACAACGGCGGAAAAGCTCGGCGTGAAACCGAGCGAGCTGTACGAGCAGTACCCGCTCAGGGTTGCCGCCCAACCGTTTGACCTGGATGTCTCAACCATCCTTCGCCAAGACGGAAAGTACACCTACGGCGAGCCGTCCCCTGAGTTCAAGAACGCGATCGATGAGCTGCTGCAGAACAAGTCGGGGGATGCGCAGGCAGCCCTGTACAACACGAGCGTGGGCGCGATCGATGTGATTTACGGCGAGCCCGGGACAGCAGCGCGCGACTTTTCGGACGGGTACGGGCTTGCTCACATTCTCGCCAAGCACCCGGAGATCGATCTCTACGCCCTGGAAGGCGTGGTTGCGAGTGCGACTGAAGTCCGGCGCAAAGGCAATACCGCGGAGCTTGAAACGCCCGATCACCGGGTCGTCATTAAGCTGGACTGGCAGGGGGAGACAAAGAAGTGGTTGCTGACGGCGTTTGAGATTGGTTCGGACAAGACCGCCGGGAGTATCGGCGGCGGCGATCTTACGGGCTCCAAGCCTCCCCTGGAGCAGACTTCCGAACCAAACGGGACGGTATCACAAACTCGCGGTGCTTACAATCCACAGAGCAACACGATCGCGCTGCTCAAGAACGCCGATCTCTCGACGTTCCTGCACGAGACGGGGCACCACTTCCTTGAGCTGACGGCGAATATAGCGAGTCGCCCCGACGCGCCGGCAGCCATTCGCGCCGACATGGACGCGCTGCTACGCTGGTTCGGAGTCAAGGACGCTGACGCCTGGCGCTCCATGACGCTCGATCAGCAGCGTCAGTATCACGAGCAGTTCGCGCGTGGTTTCGAGACCTACTTGTTCGAAGGGGCTGCGCCGAGCGTAGAGATCCAGGGACTGTTCTCACGCTTCCGCGCCTGGCTGCTCAACGTCTACAAGTCCCTCGCCGCGCTCAAGGTGGAGCTCACCGACGAAGTACGCGGCGTGATGGGCCGGATGCTGGCGAGCGAGGAAGCCATCCGTGGCATGGAACAGGTGCGCGGCTACGCGCCGATCTTCAAGTCGGCCGAAGCCGCCGGCATGACGCCCGAGCAGTGGGCCGAGTACCAGCAGCTCGGCGTGGAGGCCACCGAGCGCGCCGTGGAGAACATGGAACAGCGCAGTCTGCGCGAGATGCGCTGGCTTGCCAATGCCAAAAGCCGGGCGCTCAAGGAATTGCAAAAGGAAGCGGCGAGCAAGCGTAGGGAGGTCCGCGCCGAGGTGGAAGCCGAGGTTACGAGCGAGCCTGTCTATCAGGCACAGCGCTGGCTCAAGCGCGGCGAGATGATTACCCCGGATGGCGAGGAGATCAAAGCCGAGCAGGGGTACAAGCTCAACGCCGAAGCCCTGCGCCAGATGTACCCGGAAGGTTCGCTCGCGCGCCCGGACATCGGCGCGCTGCACGGCATGGTCGGCAGGGATGGCATGCACCCTGATGCCGTGGCCGAGATATTCGGCTTTTCCAGCGGCGACGCGCTCGTGCGCAGCATTCTTGACGCGGAAAGCGTGCGCGACAAGATCGAAGGTTTGACCGATCAACGCATGCTGGAGCGCTACGGCGAGCTATCCGATCCGCAGGCGATCGAGCGCGCTGCCGAGGCCTCGATCCACAACGAAGCGCGTGCGCGGTTCGTCGCTACCGAGCTGAAGGCGCTCACCCGGGCGCAGGCCCCGGCCAGGGCGATTGCAGAAGCGGCCCGAGTAGCTGCCGAAACCGCCATCGCTGCCAAGCGCGTGCGCGACGTGCGCCCCGCGCAGTACACGGCGGCCGAGGCCAAGGCCGCTCGCAACGCGGACAAGGCTCTGGCCGCCGATGACGTGCAGACCGCGGCGATCGAGAAGCGCGCCCAGCTGCTCAACAACCGGCTCGCCCGCGCCGCTGGCGCCGCGCTGGAGGAGGTACGGAAGGGCATCGAATACCTCAAGGGCTTCGAGGCGTCGCGCAAGACGCTGGACGCGGATTACGCCGACCAGATCGACGGTCTGCTGGAGCGCTTCGATCTGCGTAAGCGATCCCTCAAAGAGATCGATAAGCGCGCCACGCTGGCTGCCTGGCTCGAATCGCAGCGCGAAATGGGCTTTGAGCCGGACATCCCGCAAACCCTGGAGAACGAAGCCTTCCGCCAGCACTACAAGAACCTCACCGTTGAGCAGTTCCGCGGCCTGGTGGACACGGTAAGGCAGATCGAGCACCTGGGCCGACTCAAGCACAAGCTACTCACGGCGCGGGACCAACGCGCCTACGAGGCCGTGCGGGATGAGATAGCGGCGAGTATTGAGGCGAATGCCCGCGGCCGCGCCGCCGATACCCGCACGCCGACAACGGCCACGGGGCGCGCGATGCAGGGGCTCAAGCGCTTTTGGGCGGCGCACCGCAAGGCCGCAATGCTCGCGCGCCAACTGGACGGGGAGAAGGACGGCGGGCCGATGTGGGAATATTTCGTGCGCAGCGCCAACGAGCGCGGCGACATGGAAGCCACGCTGCGCGCGGACGCGACCCGGCAGATTTCGGGGATTCTCGCTCCGGTGTTTGAGCTGGGGCGAATGGGCGGCAGCGGGCAGGCGTTCCCGGGCATCGAGCGCAGCCTTAACCGCGAGGCGCGTCTCGCAATCGCGCTCAACACCGGCAACGAGGGCAATTTGCAGCGCCTCTTGGGTGGGGAGGGGTGGACCGTGGCGCAGATCCAACCAGTGCTGAACACCCTCACGGCGGCCGAATGGCAAGCCGTGCAAGCCATTTGGGACCATTTTGAGACTTACCGCCCGCAGATCGCGGCGAAAGAGCGCCGGGTGTACGGCAAGGAGCCAGCTTGGGTTGCGCCGACGCCGTTCACGGTGCGCACGGCGGACGGACAGAGCGTCAGCTTGCGCGGGGGTTATTACCCCATCAAATACGACCCCGCTGCGAGCCAGCGCGCTGAGGAGCACGCCGACGCGGAAGGCGCGAAGCGCCAGTTGCAGGGGGCCTACACCAGCGCGACCACGCGGCGCAGCTTCACCAAGGCGCGCGCCGAGGAAGTCACCGGCCGGCCGCTGCTCTACTCGCTCGCAGGGCTCTACAGCGGCGTGAATGACGTGATCCACGATCTGGCCTGGCACGAGTGGCTGATCGACGCCAATCGCCTGATGCGGTCCCAAACCATCGACGGCGCAATCCGCGAGCACTACGGGCCCGAGGTCAAGACGCAGTTCAAGACGTGGATTGCCGACGTGGCCGAGGGTGAGCGCGGCGCGGCGAACGCCGGGGAGGCAGCGCTATCCCGTTTGCGCCAGGGAGTAAGCGCCGCGGGCCTTGGGTTCAACGTAATGAACGCGCTGATGCAGCCCCTGGGGGTCACGCAGTCGATTGTCCGCGTGGGGGCCAAGTGGATGGGTAGGGGTATTGCGCACTACATTGCGCATCCAATCGATGCGACGCGCGAGGCAAACGAAAAATCCGACTTCATGGCCAACCGAGCGCGAACTCGGTTCCGCGAGCTGAACGAACTGCGCAACAAAGTGCAGGACGAAACCGCCGCGGGCGCGGCGATCAAGGGTGGCATCTACTTCCTGATGATGCGATTCCAGCAGGCCGTTGACGTGCCTACCTGGTGGGGCGCTTACGAGAAAGCCGTCTCCGAGGGGAACGAGGATTCGCGCGCCATCGCGCTCGCGGACCAAGCAGTGATCGACTCGCAGGGCGGCGGGATGCTCAAGGATTTGTCGGCAATCGAGCGCGGCGGGTCGGCGCAGAAGCTCTTTACCGTGTTCTATTCGTTCATGAACACGGCCTTCAATCTCGGTGTCAACGCGGTTATGTCGCCCGCCAGTCGCGGCAAGAAAGCCGCCGATTTGCTCATGATCGGCGTTGTGCCGCCCATGCTCGCCTTCGCGCTCAAGCAGGCGATCACTCCGGGCGGGGACGATGACTGGGATATGGAAAAGCTTGCCCGCGAGCTGCTGGCCGCGCAGATCGACTATCTCATGGGGCTGATGGTCATAGTGCGTGAATTCGCCGAGGCCGGCAAACAGCTCACCGGGGCCAACGACTTCGGGCGCGACTACACCGGCCCGGCGGGGGTGCGCCTGGCGGCCGATAGCGTCTCCCTCGCCAAACAAGCGCATCAGGGCGAGTTCGACGATGCCTTCCGCAAGGCGGCGATCAACGTGGTTGGGGACATGTTCGGACTGCCGTCTGCGCAGGCGAATCGCACCGTTACCGGCGTCAACGCTTTGGTGGAAGGGGAAACGAGCAACCCGGCGGCGATATTGTTCGGCTATCGCAAGCCGCACTAGTCGGTCCGCTTACCCCAGCGGCCTTACGGGATACTGGGTGGGGCGCTTACCCCCGCCCGCGCGCGGGATACTGAGGTGACACAGGAGGGCGTCAAGTGGCCGTATCGAGTTCAACCAGCAAGGCGGGGCCGTACAACGGTGACGGCGTCACGACGGTCTTTGCGTTCAGCATCCAGTCCCAGCAGGGAGCGGATGTCAAGGTCATCAGTACCGCCACGGTGGGCGGCGTTCTGACCGATACGACGCTCACGCAAGGTGCGGACTACACGGTCGCGTTGAACGCGGATCAAAGCGCGTCGCCCGGCGGGAGCATTACAGCCACCGTAGCCCCGGCCACGGGGGTGCAGATCACGATTCTGCGCAACGTGGGGGCGACTCAGGGGGCGTCCATACCGAATCAGGGCGGGTTCTATCCGAAGGTGCTGGAGAACGCCCTGGACAAGCTGACCATGCTTGTGCAGCAGGCGCTTGAGGAAACCGGGAGGGCGCTCAAGGTATCGGTTGCTGACGCTATCACGAGCGTCTCGGACCTCCTGACCACGATCAACAACACCATCGCCGCCGGCCAGGCCAGCGTCAACGTTAGCGTCGCAGCCGCTGCGGCGAGCGCTGCGACCGCCGTGAATGCGCCGAGCACCAAGGCGACGAGCGCAACCAGCTTCACGCTCGCGCTGGGCAGCAAGACCTTCGCGCTGGATCAGGCCGGGAAATCCTTCGGCGTCGGGCAACCAGTCAGCATCGCGCGCACGAGCGACGCATCGAAGATCTGCTACGGGACGGTCACGGCGTTCGCCGATCCGTCGCTCACGGTCAACGTCACTCAGGCCGACATCGCCGGAGGGCCTTACACAGACTGGACCATCGCGCTGTCCGGTCCGCGAGGTGCGTCCGGGTCCGCGAACGGCGGCGCACTCACCACCGACCCGATGTCGGCGAATCTCGTGCTGACCTCAGCGAGCAAGCGGTATCAAGTGATCGCGCCGAATGCGGGCGGTTTTGCCGTGGTCTTGGCGGACGCGACGACACTGACCGACGCCGGCGGACCACAGACGATCATCCGAAACGTCGGTAGCTATCCGGCTGCGATCAAGAACAGCAGCAGTGGCAACGTCGTGGGGTGGTCGATGCCGAACAGCATCGCGATGGTGTTTTGCGCATCCCAGGCGACGGCGGACGGCGTGTGGTCGGTGTCGTGCGGCGAGTTCCCCGGGGCGGCTGACGGTATCTACATTGGCGGTGGCCAACCGCTCACCCACGAGACGCACGACTACACCCAGGCGTGGAATGCAGTTGCGGTCCAGCTCGACAGCACTTACGGGATTCTCTTTCGCGAAGTGCACAACGGCGCGCCGAACAACAGCATCTTCGCGACAGGGTACAAGATCGCAGCGGGCGGGCTCAAATTCGGCGCGGATGAGAGTGTCGGCTCGGCTGCTTCGGCGGCCGCGCCATTCCGCCTGGATGCCGTAGCTGTCACGGCGACGTGGGCGTTCGTTGCGTATTCCGTCCCAGGGTCGGGCACGTCGCTGTGTCAAGTGTATGAGATCAACACCTCTACCCTGGCACTGACCGCGAAGGGGGTTGCGCAGACCATCGAGGCTGCCGAGTTGGTGTACGCATCGTGCACGCTGCTTTCTGCGACGCTCGCGCTGGTGGCCTACGGTATCACCACTGCGCACAAGGCAGTTACGGTCTCGATCAACGGGAGCACGGGTGCCTGCACTGTGAACGCCGTGGCGACGGTGCAGACGGCCGACGCGAACGGGCCTGGCGCAGTGGTTGCGCTCTCCGCGACACTGGCGCACGCAGTGTACTACAACAACACCACGTCGCGTCCGATGGTGGTGCGGCTGACGGTCAGCGGCACTACCATCACCGTAGGCACGCCGACGGTGCTCAAGAGCGCAGCATACCGGCCGAGCGGGGTATGGAAGGGTTCAGCGACCACGTCGATTGTGCTCTACGTGCTCGATAGCACCACGCCGAGCACCTTGAGCACCACTTACGGGGTTGTCGTGACCGATACCGGGTCTGGCATTACGCTCGGCACCGAGACTCGACTGCCCGATACGGCAGACTTGACTTCACGCGGGCAGATGCGCGGCGCCCAGTTGGCTGACGGGCGCGTGCTGCTGTGCCTGTCGTTCGGAAACGACGCAAGTCCCGTGACCTACGGACTCGCGAATCTCACGGTGTCTGGCGGTGTGCCGGTGGTTTCACGCATCAATGACTTCAAAGGGGGCACGGCGATGATTGCTCTTGGCGCAGTGAAGCCGTCGGGGTGCATCGGCGTGCTGGCTTACAGCAGCAGCGCGACCCGGATATCCGCGACTCCCGCCGCTGCGCAGCGGGCCTGCATCCTCGGAGGTTCCGCACTGTGAAAGCTATCGTACAGGAAGGGAAGTGCTACTACCTGTTGCCGGACAGCGCTATCGTTGCGCCGCCGCTTGTCACCTACGCCGATGGCTCTCAAGTTGAGATCCTCGATCTGCCCGGTGCGGCGGTGATCGAGGGGGCGAGCATACCGGCCGGCGCGCGGCCGGAGGACCTGGTGGTCGACGCCGGCACACTCACGCTCGCGCCGGATTACGCGCAGCGCCTTGCGGCCGCGAAGACGGACCGCAAGCATGAGTGCGACCTGCTGGCGCGCGCAAAGCGTGACGCCGTGGTGGCTGATTACTCTCCGGGCGAAATGGCGAGTTGGCCGATCAAGCGGGCCGAGGCTCTCACCTACCAGGTGGCCGGCGCGCAGGCGACCGATGCGGACGCGCCGCTCCTTGCGGCTGAGGCCCAAGCGCGTCAGGCAACGACGGCCTCGGTCGTCGCGCGCGTGCTCGCCAACGCGGCGCGGCTATCGGCGCTCGAGGCGGCGATCGCCGGGACGGCTGGGCGCTACAAGGACCAGATCGACGCGGCAGCCGACATCCCGGCTGTGCTGGCAGTGAACATCGAAATGGGGTGGCCGGTATGACCGAAGAGCGGCGATTGAGTGACGCCGACGTGATCGCGCTCGCGGATGAAATGGAGCGGCGGATCGTGCGGCGCTTCTACGGCAATTTGGGCCGGGGGATTTGGTCCTTGGTCTGGCGGATCATCGTGTGGGCGATCGTCGGCATCGCTGCCTACGGCATAGCCAAAGGCATGAAATGATTACCACCATCCTCACTCTGCTCGGCGGTGGGCTCGGTGCGCTGTTGCGCTTCGTACCGGAGCTGCTCAAGCTACTCAGCGAGCAGCGTGAACGAGAACACGAGTATCGCATGACGCGGCTGCAACTCGAGATCGACCGGGAGCGCGCAAAGCTTGCAATCGACATGGTGCACGCGCAATCCGAAGCGAGCTTGTTGACGGGCGAGGCGAGCGCCTATATCGAGACGCTGCGGACGCAGGCGCGGCCGACCGGCGCCCACTGGGTGGACGTGCTCAACGCGACCGTGCGACCCCTGCTGACGTACTGGTGGATGGTGCTTTTCACCGTCTACAAGGTGACGACCATCATTGCCGCATTCGTGTTCCCGATCTTCGACGCAAATACGCTATGGGGTAGCCAGGATTGGGGCGTCCTTTCCATGATCCTCGGCTTCTGGTTTGTTGACCGGGCGCTGCGCAAGCAGGCGGGCAGATGATCCCCGACGCGCTCCCTACTCTGATTCGCCGTTTCGAGGGCCTACGGCTGCGCGCCTACTACTGCCCGGCCGGCGTGCTGACGTGCGGGTACGGATCCACCGGGCCGGACATCAAGCCGGGCACGACGTGGACTCAGGAGCAGGCCGAGGCCCGCATGGCGGAAGATGCCGAGATCCATGCGCGTGCAACGCGCAAGCTTTGCCCGCGGATCGAGGGTGACGCATGGGGCGCCATCGCGGATTTCTCATACAACCTTGGCGCGACGCGCCTGGCCGGCTCAACGCTGCGGCGCAGACTCAACGCGGGCGATGTCAACGGCGCCAAGGCCGAGCTCGCGAAGTGGGTCCGCGGCGGTGGCAGAGTGCTGCTCGGGCTCGTGGTCCGGCGCGCGGCCGAGGCGGCCCTGCTATGAGCGCGATCTTGCTGCTGTTGCGCAATCCTGCCGTCCTGACCGGTCTCGCTTTCGCAGCGGTCCTTGCCTGGGGCGGCGTACAAACTCTGCGACTCGACTACGCCAAGGCCGAAACTGCTGCACTCCGCGCGGATTACGCGAAGCGCGATGCCGAGGCTCAAGCCGCAGCCGATCGCGCGCTACAGGTGGCAACTGAACGGGTGCGCCTGGCGGAACAGCGATCCGCTCAAGCCGTGGCCGATGTCTCCGCGCAATACCAACGCGAAAGGGCAATCGATGCGAAACGTACTCAGAAAGTCATTGCTGATCTGCACACTGGGAATCTCAGCCTGCGCGTCGCCCTTGCCACCCGCGCCGAGCCGGCTGCTGGAAACGCCGCAGATCCGGCTGGCGCCGGCACCCTCGGACGTGATGGTTCGGCGGGAAGCGGATTTCTTGCAGAACCTGATGCAGCGTTTCTCGTTTCCGAAGCCGGCCGAGCCGACGAAGTAGTCAAGCAGCTCGCGGCTGCGCAGACCATCATCCGGGCCGATAGGGAAGTCTGCAAATAGTCGGAATTGCGGAACTTTGCGGAACTAGTCAGCGGGCGCTAACATGTAAGTGCTTGATTATTGGCTCCCCGATCTGGCCACACTTAGAACCAAATCGGTGGAGGCAGAGTTGCCGGGACGATTCCGCCGCGCCGCTTGAGAGCTGGGCCGTAGGGTACCACGGGTAGGACGGTTTGACCCCATAGCATTGACTTGCGGCCGCTGCGGACAATCCGCAGCATGCCGAAACTCGACCCTCTCCGCCCCCGGGCGGAGGTTACGTTCCAATGCAGGCCATGTCGGCGCACGTTCTCAGCGGCGCCTGAACGGGTCGAGGACGCGCCCGAGCTCGAGCACCATCCCTGGCGGTACTACTCAAAATGTGTGGGGTGTGGCCAGGAGGTGGAACAGGCGCCGTGGGAACGGGCGCTCCTGAAGGCCTGGCAGAACGCCACGGGACCGCGCACGGCCGAGGGGAAGGCGGCATCGAGCGCCAATCTCGACGGTCACCCGACGCCCGAGGAGGCCCGGCGCACGCGCTTCAACGCGATGCGCCACGGGCTGCACGCCAAAACGGCGACCTACTTCCCGGCCAAACCTGATGGCTACGCGCACTGCGCCGGGTGCGAAGTCGACCGGGAGTGGTGCGCGCAGCAGCCGGCGTGCGTCAAGAAGACGGAACTCTTCATGTTGCACCAGGCGGCGTTCGAACAGCGGGAGCCGAAAGCTCTGATGGGCATCTACTCGGACCTGCACGGGGCCATCTTCGCGGTGCTGCAGCAGATCCTCCAGACGATCATCGCCGACGGCGTGAAGATCACCTCGCCGCAGTACTACACCGACAAGGAAGGCGTGATGATCCTGGCGCAGTACACCGACGACCAGGGGAAGATGCACCAGATCTACGACATCGAGGCGCATCCGCTTTTCAGGCCACTGGGCGAGCTGATCTCGCGCACCGGGCTGTCGCTCGCCGACATGGGCATGACGGTGAAAGTGATCGATCAGCAGGAGGAGGAACTGGGGCGCCTGGCTGCGGAGCGGGTCGAGAAGGAAAGCCTGAGCGCGCACCAGCAGAAGCAGGTCGAGGCGATGCGGCTGCTCGCCGCGAGCCTGGATCGCGGCCGCGCGAGCACCGAACGCGATCCGGTGCTGATGGAATATAACCAGGAGACCGGGGAGGCTACTTGACGCTGCGGCTGAGTGCCCGGGACAGGCTGAAAACCAGCATCCGCGCGGAGCGCGAGGTGCTGCGCTACGCCGACGACCACGCGCTGTGGCACAAGCACGTGCACAACGTCGAGCTCGATCCCATGCAACTCATCAAGTGCATGGAGATGGATCAGAACCCCTACACCATCGACGTGTCCTGTCGGCGGACCGGGAAAACGGTAGTGAAGGAAATGCACGCGCTGAAGTACCTCGCCACGCAGCCGCATCAGGAGCTGGGCATCGTGTCCCCGCGGCTGCAGCAGGCGCAGACAAACCTCACCTATCACACCGACGCCATCCGGCGCTCGCAAATCCTGCGCGGCTACGTGGCGTGGAAGAGCGGCCGCGAGCAGCTCACCGACACGCGCTACCAGTTCGTGAACGGCTCGAAGGCCTCCGCGTACGGGATCATGAGCCAGATCGACGGCGATGCGCTCTCCTACGCCTCGATCGAGGAGATCGACGACCTGCCGGCGGACCGGCTGCTGTCGCGCTTCCTGCCCATGCTCGGGTCGGCGCGCCGGCTGGGCGTCTCGCGCGAGGTGTCGTTCAAGCCGCAGGTGCGGGTGACGGGCGTCTTCAAGGGCGCGGACACGCTCGAGCAGATGATCCGCGCGGGCACGTACCACATGCTGCCGATCGTCAACGTGCACCTGGCGATCGAGCTGGGCCTCTTGAACGAGGAATTCATGCTGCGCATGCGCACGGAGTTGCCGGCCGGCGAATACATCCGGCAGTTCCTGTGCCGCAACGTCAGCGCGCAGAACTGGATCTGGGAGCGCTACATCCGCCAGGCGCTGATCGTGGGCCTGCGCGCGCGCCTGGCAGCCGCGGAGCCCATGCCCGGGGCGCGCTACACCAAACGCGGCCTGATCAGCTTCGGCTACGACCATACCGGGCACGGCGAGAGCCTCACCGCCTCCAAGGCGGCGCTGGTGGTCACCGAACAGATCGGCAGCTTCACCACTATTCCGTTCGTGAAGACCTGGCCCGCAGGCACCGACGACAAGGTGATCGAGCTGGACCTCTTCGGGCTGTGGGACTACTTCCGGCCCGACTACGCGATCGGCGACGCCTACGGAGTTGGGATGCTGACCAGCCTCAACGACCGACTCTTCGCCCGCGGGCTGACGGAGATCGATCGGCGCACGATCGGCGACGGCGAGAGCACGGCCAGCACCTGGCCGCAGTGGCCGTTCGCGCCGCTGCGCTTCGAAGGCATGGTCAAGCATTCGATGGCCTCCGCGGTGCGCTCTATCTTTCACAACGGGCAGGCGGCGATTCCGTATTTCGACGACGAGGTCGCATCGATCAAGGCCGGTGGCCGGGCGGAGCTCAGCGTGGTGCCGAGGATCTCCGACGTTGCAGCGGAGGATGGAGACTGGCATGCGCTCGTGCGGCAGCTCGCCAACATCCGCGCCGAGCCGACCAAGGCGACTTACGCAAGCTTCAAGATGGCCGACCGCAAGCTCGGCGACGACCTGTTCGACGCCGCCATGGCCGCGGTGTGGGCGCTCGCGACGCGCGGCGCGATCGACGTGCCCACCATCATCAGCAGCCACACCCAGACCCGGGAGCAGCTGCTCGGGCAGGCGCCGGCGTTGCCGAGGGCGGCGTAGATGGGCGCTCCTCCGTGAAGCCGCTGAACCAGGCCGAGCAGGAGCGCGTCGCGGAACAGCGGGAATACGTCCTGCGCGAATTGCCCAACGCCATCCCGTCCATCCGCGCGTTGCACCAGGCGGGCCTGATCGACGGGTGGCGCTCGATCATCTACATCGGCCCGCCGCGCGAGCTGCCCAACGCCAGCGCGGGCCCGTTCATGCGCGGCGATGAAATGATTGCCAAGGAGTAGACGATGGGTCTTCTGCAAACGATGTTTCCGTGGATCGGCAGCAAAAGCGCGCCGACGCCGCCCGCGGCCGACGCCGGCGTTGCGACGCAACTGCCGAACGAGCCGCCGGCGATCTCCAGCGAGCGCGGCCAGCGCACAACGCCGGAGAATCAGCTCAAGTATCTCTACCGGGTCATGTGGGTGGATCCGGACCTGCGCCAGGCGATCCTCGACATCCGGGAAATGGATCGCCTCGACGGCCGCGTGAAACGGATCCACTCGCGCTGCGCGCGCGATATCGTGCGCGGCGGCCTCATCATGCAGCAGGCCACCGAGAACAAGGCGCTCTCCGCGATGTGGCAGGAGTACGGCCGCCGGCTGCAGCTCGATCGCCCCGAGAAATTGCGCAGCGACGCGCGCGGTTTTGTGATGGAGGGCAACCTGCCCATGCAGTGGGTGCTGGACGAGGCCTTCAACGTCGCTGCGTGCGTGCGCATGCCATCGGAGACCATCCTGCCCGACGTCGATGCCTCCGGCCGCTTCAAGGACGTGCGCCGCGCCTACGTGCAGTTCGACGTGCCCACCGGCCGCGAGCTGGCCACGTTCCCGCTGTGGCAGCTTTTCATGGCGCGCTTCGACCCGGACAACTTCGACGACATGGGCGCGCTCGGACGCCCGTTCCTCGACGCCACGCGCGCGCCCTGGAAGAAACTATGCATGACCGAGGAGGACCTGGTCATCCGCCGGCGCGTACGCGCGCCGCTGCGGCTGCATCACGTGCTCGAAGGCGCGAGCAAAGACGAGCTGGAGGCCTACGAGGCCAAGGTGCTGAAAAACCAGCACGAGATCACGACCGATTACTTCGCCAACAAGAAAGGCGCCGTTACTCCAATCCAGGGCGATGCGAAACTCGATCAGATCGCCGACATCGTGCACCTGCTCGACACCTTTTTCGCCGGCGGGCCAATCCCGAAGGGGCTGATGGGCTACACCGACGGCCTCGCGCGCGACATCCTCGAGGACCTGAAGCGCGACTACTACGACGAGATCGACGACATCCAGGACACGATGGCGTTCGTGTACGAGCAGGGCTTCCGGCTGCAGCTCCTGTTGAAGGGCATCAACCCGGATGAGGAGGACTTCTGCATCGACTTCGCCGAGCGGCGCACCGAGACGCCAAACCAGACGGCCGATCGCGCGCTGAAGCTCAAGGCGATCGGGCTGCCGGCCGGCATGGTATGGGAGGAGATGGGCTTCGATCCGGCGTACGTGCGCGAGCGCATCGATTGGGAGCGCGCGAACTGGGATCCGTACCCCGATCCGAACCAGATCACCGACCCGGCGCGGTCGCAGAGGATCAGCATCACGCCGAACAATGCGCCCAAGGGCGGGAGCGCCACCAGCATCAGCAATTGACGATGGCGATTGCGCTCGCAGCGAACGACCGCACTGCGGTTCAAGCCACGATCCGGCGCGCCACCTATGCGGCGCACAGGCAAGTCGAGCGGCTCGACGCGCAGACGCTGAAGGAGCTGGGGGCTCTATACAAGCGGGCCGCGGCCGATATCGCCGAGCGCATCGGGAGCCATGCAGGCCCGGACGGCAACTTGGCGCTCCAGGAGCTGCAGAACGTCCTCGCGCAGGTGACATCCCGGCTGCGCGAGCTTGCGCAGGCGCGCGATGCGCTCATGACCCAGGGCCTGGAGACGGCCGCGGATCTCGGCGTGAGGCCATTCAAGCCCCAGGGCGGCGCTGCGGTGCTCGACATGTCGGCCGCCATGCGCGTCAGCGACGAGGCCCTCAACTTCGTGCGCACCTTCGTCGCTGCGGACGGGCTGCAGCTCTCGGACCGGATCTGGCGGCTGGATCGCGGCGCTCGCGACCAGGTGGTCAACGCGATCGAGATGGCGGTAATTCAGGGACAGGGCGCGAGCCAGGCGGCGCGGGAATTCCTTGCCCGCGGCAAGACCGTGCCAATCGAGGTGCAGGGCAAGATCGACGCGGCCAACGCCGCGAAAATCGGCAAGCAGGTGACCGGGCAGCTCTTCACCGGCGTGGGCAGCCCGATGGACAACGCCATGCGCCTGTTCCGCACCGAGATCAACCGGGCCCACGGCGAGGCCTACATGATGGGCGGCGAGAACGCCCCTGGCTTCGTCGGCTGGCGATTCTTGCTTTCCCCGGCCCATCCTCAGCCGGACATCTGCGACCTGCTTTCCCGCCAGAACCTCTACGGCCTGGGGCCGGGGGTCTACCCCAGCCGCGAGAAATGCCCCTGGCCGGCGCATCCGAACACCCTGTCGTTCGTGGAGATCGTGTTCAAGGACGAGATCACGGAGGCCGACCGGTCAGGCAAGGAGACGCCGATCGAGGCACTCAAGCGCCTCACGCCCGAGCAGCAGCGGGGGGTGCTCGGGCAGGACAAGAAGGCGATCCTCGACGCCGGCAAGCTCACCCGGGGCATGATCCGTACGCCCCTTTCCCTTGTCCGCACGCGGATCGGGATCCCGCTCGAGCCGCCCATCCCGCCGCCGGCGGTGCCCTCGACCAAGCACCCGCCCCGCAAGGCGCTGGATGATTTCGTCCGGCTGGGCGCGGAGAAGGTCGACGAGCTGATCGCCCAGGCACAGGCCGCGGAGGGCGGGATCGGTGCGAACTTCGGCGAGATCCTGCACCGGGACCTCAACCAGGTGCGCCCGACCGAGACACAGGCCAAGGTCAGGAACGAGGGGGCTGGCGCGGACCTGGTCCGGGCCGCATCGCGAATGTTCCCCGACGACTGGACCAGGCGCGCCGACCGCTTCGGGCCGCTCGAAGCGCGCTACCGGGAGGGCAGGGCCTACTACCGTGGCATGAGCGACGGCAGCGGGCAGATCGAGGCGCGCAATTTCGCGTCCGCGGTGCACGAATACACCCACCGGCTGCAGCATGCGCTCCCCCGGCTCGACGATTTCTTCCAGGATCTGCACCACCTGCGGACCGCCGGCGACCCGCTGAAAACGCTACGCCGCTTGCTCCCCGGCCGCGGCTATGGTACAGACGAAGTGACGCGCGAAGACAAGTACGTCCACCCCTACCAGGGCCGGGAATACTCCCACCCGTCGCTGCCCTATCAGGGCAAGCACGGGGCGCTTGAGGTCATGACCATGGCCTTCGAGGACGTGCTCGCAAATGACGCGCGCAGGCTCGCGGACCTGCTCTCAAAGGACCGCGAAATGTTCAACCTGGTGATCGGGCTGCTCTACCACTATGTTCCGTAAGTACCACCTGAAACCGCTGACGGTGCACGAGACGGATCTCGAGTTCGAGTGGGATCCGGAGAGCGGGGCTGTCCGCGGGCGGGACGCGGCGCGGGTGCTGGAGCTGGCGGCGGAGGGCAAAACGCGTGGCGACATAACTGGCGACCCCTATCCGACGGTACATCTCATCCGGGACCCGCTCAAGAGTGAGGCGGAGATGGCGGTCGTGCTCGGACGGTGTTGGCACTTGCCCGAGACGCTTCAGGCCGCGTATCCACCGCCGCCGGCTGCGGATCTACCGGAGGGGGCTGTCGCTTGAGACTCGCCGCCCGGGTGCACCCCGCCGGGCGGGGATAGATCGGCGAACCTGACGCCTGCCGCGGCCTTAGCCGACGACGTGCTCATCCCCGACGATATCGGGCACCAGCACGCCGGGCGGATCGTTGGATTTGTCGCGCCAGAAGCGCTCGGCAGCGTCCCATACGGCCATGGCTTGCGCATAGTCGAGCGCGACCAGCTTGCCGAGCAGCGCCTCGCCGTTGATCGCCCACTTCTGTGCAGCGCCGTTCAGCTTGATGTGATCCGCCACCTCGGCGATCAGGTAGGTGGGCAGGCTCTCCGCGAACTCCTGCATCCAGCACCCGTTCAGCGCGTCGAAGATGCAACACCATTCTCCGAGTTTGAGTTCCGGCATGGATCGCTCGCAACAGCGCCAGTATCGATCGACGATCGAATTTACCAGGCCCGATAGCCCTTCGCCTTCGCGTTCCCGATTGGACAGCGCGCTGAGCATCTGTTCGCCGACGTAAACAGAGATGCGGTTGGATACGACCATGGCTTGCTCCTTTCGTTCTACCGTGCCATACGGCCGGCTTCTTCGATGGGCCCGAATCCCGGGCAGGGTGTGATCGGGGAGATCACCGGCGCATCGTAGCCCTGTCCGCCCGCCCGGTCAATCGGCCGGACATTTCCCTTCCATAGAAACGGCTTGACCGTTCCGTAATCATCGCCCACGAGCGGGCCTTCTGCCCGTGCCTGAGGCGTTGATGCGGACTGCGCGTGTATTTCGGCTGGAAGCGGGGCCCCACGAGGGCACGCTGCGCTTCCTCTCCGGCATGCCGATGCCCGCCCTGGACGGGGCGGCGCCGACCTCCTGGGTGACCCTCACGCGCACCGGCACCTTCCGCGACCCGCGCTATGGGGAATTCGAAATCACGCGGCAGATGCTCTCCGCGATGGTCGAGAACTTCCGCAAGGGCGCCTATGGCCAGGAAGTCTTCGTCGACATCGATCACAAGCCCAGCGCCGGCGCGGCCGGCAAGATCGTCGAGCTCACCGTGGACGGCGGGAAGCTGCGGGCGCGCGTGGAGTGGACACCCTACGGCGTCGACGCGATCCGCAACAAGGGCTATCTGTATCTCTCGGCGGAGTTCACCGAAAACTGGCAGGACAACGAGACCGGCGCGAAGCACGGTCCCGTGCTGCTGGGCGCGGCTCTCACGATCCGCCCGACGATCAAGCGGCTGGATCCGATCCAGCTCGCCGAGCCCGACGACAGCGACGCGCCCACGCTCGTGCATCCCGAACTTCAATCCCGATTGTTACAGGAGCTCCAGATCATGTGGAAAGACCTTCTCAAGCGCCTCAGCGAAAAACTGAAGACCACCAAGCTCGCCGAGGCCGTCATCGACCAGCTCGTCGCCACCGCCGAGAAAACCCTCGGCCCCATCACGGACAAGGCCGCGGCCGAGGCACTGATCGTCTCTTTCGAGGCGACCGGCATCAAGCTCGCCGAACAGATCGGCGACAAGACCGTGATCGTGCAGCTCGAGGCGCCCAAGCAGCTCGCCGCCGGCGGCATGACCGAGGAACAGGTCAAAAAGCTGATGGAGGATACCCGCAAGGCCGAGGCCGACACCGCGAGGAAGCTCGCCGAGACCAAGACCGCCAAGGTGAAGCTCCTCACCGACACGATCAACGCGGCCGCCGGGATCCCGGAGGAACTGCGCAAGGAGCTGACCACTTCCGTCGCGGACCTGGTCACGCCGGACATGACCGACGACCAGGTGAAACGCCTGGCCGAGACGCAGATCGGCTCGGGCAACAGGATCGTCGCGGCGCAGAAGCTCGCGGGCATGGGCTTCATGCGCGTGACCGGCTCGCCGCACATCACCATCGACGACACCAACGCCATCAAGGCGCTGCAGGAGGCGGTGGATAAGCGCTTGGGCTACGCCGGCATGGCCGAATCGCGCCGCTTCGCCGCCACCGGCGGCAAGCTGCTCGACGAGAACAAGGCGCTGGTCGAGAAGGTGCTGGCGGAGTACGACGCCGCGCACGCCGCGGCGCTGCACGCCGAGCACAAGCTGCTCGCCGCCGGCGATGGCAAGGTGTCCGACGTCGCGGTGCCGGCGATCTTCGAGCGCACCGTGATTCGCGAGGCGCTCTACAGCCTGATCGGGCTGCAGTTCGTGGATGTGGGCACGCTGCCCTTCGCGACCTCGGCGCTGATCCCCTACAGCTATCGCGATACCACCGCGGCCGGTCGTTCTTCGACGCGGGTGTACGAGGGCGGCTCGATTCCTCGCGCCGGCGTGAAGCAGACCTCCGACACGGCCTACCCGATTCCGCAGAAGCTCGCCTTCGAGGTCTCGGACGAGCTGCGCTATCTCACCTCCAACGGCCAGATCGACTGGGACGCGGTCACGGAGAACGTGCGCAACGCCTCCCGGATCGTGGGCGAGGACACCGAGAAGCTGATCTTCGACGAGGTCCTGAACGCGGCGGACCAGTACGCCAGCACCGCGGTGGTCAACGAAGCCACGGCCACCGGCGACGGCGCGAAGACGATCTTCAAGCTCGACAACTTCCCCGTTCTCCGGCCGAAGAAGATCTACGACCTGCAGGGCAACCAGGTGGGGTCGACGCTCTACGGCATCACGGTAACCGTCGCTGCCGCGTCGAAGACCGAATACGACGGCACCGGCACGCAGGCCGCGGGCCTGTACTGGACGATGGACTACAACCTCGGCGAGATCCATTTCGTCTCCGAGCTGGGCGTCGCCACGGCGCCGGCCAACACGGCGGCAGTGGTGGTGAGCTACACCTACACGACCAACGTGTACCAGTTCGACACCGATCTCGGCACCGACGCCACCGACGATCACTGGAACAAGTTCCTCTACCGCTATGGCCTGCGCAAGGCGGTGATCGAGGACGAGCGCTACTTCGCGGCTAACTTCGGCCTCATGAGCGGCACCGTGCGCACGCAAATCGAGCAGGCGAAGCAGTTCAGCGCCAATTTCGCCCGCGCCGGCACCGACCTCGCCGCAGACGGCAACCTCGGGCGGATCAAGGACATCGCCAACTTCAAGAGCACCGCTCCCGGCCTCAACATGGCCGACACGCGCGTGATCATCGGGCAGCGCGCGCAGACCCGCTTCCGGATGATGAAGCCCTGGTCGATGGGCCAGCTCCAGGACCAGCGCGACTCGAACGGCCGCTTCACGGGCAAGAAAGAGGCGTACGGCGACCAGTTCGTGGTGCTGCACACGCCCACGCCGCTGAAGGCCGCCTACACGGGCATCGTGCTCTACAGCGCTTCGGCCCGCGTGGATCGGTAACAGGCGCCGGTAACGGATACCTCCGTGAAGAGAGCCGCCGTAACCCCGCCATCCAGCTCACCGGGTGGCGGGGTGCCGGCGAACTAGAGAGGCCCTGATGAAGATCCCCGTATCGAACAAGACGGCCATGCCGATGTATGTGCACGGCCACATGATCCCGGCCGGCGAGACGCGGCACATCGACGAGGAGTTTGTCCCGCTGCACCTGCGCCCGGCGCCGGCGCCGGCCGAACCTGCGCCCCAGCCGAAGGACCCGATCGCCGAGCTGTTGGCGCACACGGTGAAACAGATCACCGCTGCGCTGCGCGACCTCCCGGTGGAACAGCTCGAGCTCGCACGCGCCGCGGAGAGCGCGGCCGAAACGCCCCGCAAGTCACTGCTGGCCGCGCTCGACGAGGAGCTGCTCGAGCGCGCCACCGCACCCGACAAGGGCGCGCAGGAGTGATGCATGGCCGGCACGATGTCCGAGGCCGACCTGGTCGCCGACCTCAAGGCCTCGATCAATGACGCGGCGAGCGTCTTCGCCGCAGCGAGCGACGCCGACTTCAAGCGCCATCTCGCGGTCGCTGCGCTCGCCTTCGGGCGCATCCGCGCGCGAACCCTGGTGGACAGCCTTGCGCTGGTTGCTGACCAGGCCGAGTACGCGGTGCCGACCGGCTACCTCGGCTTCAAGTCGAGCCTGTGGGGCATCGCGCCGAAGGCGCGCGCTCAGCCGTGGGAGAAGTCCTGGCCCGGGCGTCTGCCGGATGTGCGCTACGTCGAAAAGGCGGACGGCACGAAGAAGCTTTACCTCGATCCGCCGCCGAGCGCTGCCCAGATCGCTGCGCTGGGCGCTGAGTTCCGTTACTACTTCTTCGCTGCCCACGTGATCGACGCCGACGCCGCCAAGACCACCATCCTCCCAGGGGAGCGGGCGCTGCTGCTGCTGCGCGCGCAGGCCGAGGCGATGCGCGAGCTCACCTTCCGGGGATTGAAGAAGCCGGTACAACTTCGCGACGGCTACAGCGGCACGCCGCGAAACGGCATGCCCTCGTACCTGTTCGAGCTGCTGATGAAGGAATTCCAGGGCGCCGTGGGGGTGGCGGCATGAGGATCGAGCACACCCTGCCGCCGGCGAAGGACCCGGGCGCGCTGGCGCTCTCGGTGGGCCGTGCTCTGGATCGCGCGGCGCAGGAGACCGCGCGCGAGATGCGCCGCACGGTGGCCGCCAACAGGTCGACGGCATTCTCCAACCTGCTGAACTCGATCCAGGTCTTTCGCGATAGTGAGTTCGAGCGCTCGATCGCGCCCACCGTGAATCACGCGCGCATGGTGGACGAGGGCACAGGGCCGGCCGCTGGTAAGGCGCGCTACTTCCCGGACCCCAGGGCGCTCGAGCCCTACGTGAAGCTGCGCGCTGGCGTGACCTACTCCGGGCGCCCTGGCTCCGCGTCGCGGTGGAAACAGCGCAACGAGGTGCGCGACCGCGCCTGGGCGCTGGCGCGCTTCATCTTCGCGCACGGCACGCAGCCGCACCCGTTCGCCGCGCCGACCGCGGAAAATATGCGGCCGCGCATCCTGGAGCTGCTCGCCGGCGGCGTGCGCGAGGGCCTGGAGGGCGGTAGGGCATGAGCGAGATCTCAGGCGTCATGGCCCTGCTCAAGACCACGCTCGCCGCGGCCTATCCGGCGCGCACGGTAACGCGGGACCTGCTCGACTTCAGCGACCGGCCCGAGGCGGAGCTGAAGGCGGGCGTCTACGCGCTCCTGGCCGGGCCCGAGGACGGCTTTCCGAACTACCGCGGCCGCGAGAGCAACTTCGGCACCCTGCGCCCGGTGATCGTCGGCCAAATCCAGGTCGAGGAGTCCGCGGCGCCATCGGCGCTCGAGGACGCGGAGTCGGACATGATCGATGAGATCAAGGCCTTCACGCGCACCGTGCTGCCCTCCGGGATCGATTCGCTGCTGCTCGAGCGCTATCGCCGCAGCGAGCAGCTTGAGCACCCGTACGGCTGGGTGACCTTTCAGATGGAGATGATGCTGTCATGAGCGACAAGTTCCGCATGGCGCAATGGCTGGCGATCGCGGCGCTGCTGTACGCAATCGCCCTGTGGACCCCGCAGCCGCAGATCCAGACGGCGCTGTGGAAACTGGGCAACGTGACCGTGGCCGCCTTCGTGGGCTACTGGATCGACCGGCGGGCGTTCTGGTTCGCGCGCCTGGACGCCGGGTCGGAGGCGCTGCTGCACCTGCGCCGGGCGATCATCATGGCAGCCGCGATGCTCGCGGTGGCGCTGGGGCTATGACCGCAGGTCAGAAATTGATGATCGTCGGCATCGCGCTGGGCTTCGTCGTCGGCGCGCTCTACGCGCAGACGGGACGATGCCAGGTCCCCGCGGCCGCGCTGAAGTACCGCGCCGATCTCACGCGCGAGGCGAAGTTCATCTTCGGGCTTGCCGCGCCCGTTCCCGTGCTCGCCGCCCAGATCGAGCAGGAGTCCGGCTGGCGGCCTGGTGTCACCGCCTGGGACAACGGCCGGGGCCTGGCGCAGTTCATGGACTCCACCGCCAAGTGGGCTTCCGAGCGCTTCCAGGACCTGGGGCCCTCGGACCCATACAACCCGCGCTGGGCGATGCGCGCGATGGTGAGGCTCGACGACTACAACCTGCGTCGCGCGGGCGGCGACACGCCGTGCGATCGCTGGGGCGCGGGGCTGAAGGCCTACAACGCGGGCCTGGGCTTCATCCTGCGCGCGCAAAAGCGCTCGGAGGCGCCCGGCCGGTGGTTCGGGCTCACCGAGCACATCAACGCGGGGCAGAGCGCCAAGAACTTCGAGTATTCGCGGCTGTACCCACACTGGATCATCGGCAAGCGGCAGCCGAAGTATGCGCTCTGGGGCGCGCTCGTCGATTGCGCGGGGGCGGTGTCATGAGCCCCATGCAGGCCGGCGTAGCCGTGCTCACCCTGATGCTCGCCGGCAGCCTCGCGGCTAACGCCTGGCTGTTCCACGAGCGCGACAAGGCGCTCGCGGCCGAGGCGCGCACCGAGCAGCTCGAGCGCGATACCCGCGCCGCGGCCGCGGCGTGCACTGCGAGCGTTGACGGCTTGGCGAAGGCCGGCGAGCGGCGCCAGCGGCAACTCGCCGCACAATTGGCGCAGATCGCGCCCACTGTCGCAGCCTACCAGGCCGAGGCGATATCCAGCCTGCGCGCGCGGCCGGACGATCCCAAGGACCTGTGCGGATCGCTGCTGCGCTATTGGCAGGGGCAGATCGCCCGCGAGCGGGGGGGCAAATGAGCCGCTGGGCCGCGATCGCCCTTGCACTGGTGTGCTTGCCCCTGCTCGCCTGCGCGAGCGCTCCCAGCGCCCCTGCGGTGGTCAAGCAGGCAGTCGCCGAGCCGCCCTGCAAGGCGGACGTGCCGCCCCGGCCGACATTCCCGGCCGAGACGCTCTCCGGGCAAGAGGACCTCTGGACGATCGGCACCGCGCTCTGGGCCGATCACCAGGCCAGGCGCGCATACGAGCTGCAGCTCGAGACCGCGCTGCGCGGGTGCACCGAACTTTCCAGGAGTCAATGATGCATGAATCCATCGTTCGGGCCCTGCTGCGCATGTCCGAGGAGGCATTCCTGCTCGGGATCCTCGCCTTCTTCGGGGCTTCACTCGCCGGGTTGGCCGCGCACCTGCGCTCGGGGAAGGAATTGGGCTGGCGTGCGGTGACCGCCGCGGTGCTCAACAGCGGTCTGGTGGGCCTGATCATCTTCCTGATCGGCTTTCGCGTGTTCCACGACGACCTGGCCTATCTCATCGGGATGTCGTTGCTCTCGGGCATCGGCGGGGCCACGCTGCTGGACTTCGCGCTTCAGTTGGTGAAGCGGGGCCTGGGCATCCGCATCAGCATCGATCAACCGCAGCAACGCAAGGAGTAACCATGAAAACACGTGACGAGTTCGATGGCGTGGGCGGGCGCTACGAGATCCGCGATGGCAAGCGGGTGCAGGTCGAGGCACCGACCAAAGACCATCCGGACGGCAACAAAGGCCCGCGCGACAGCGACGGCAAGCTGCTCGATGCACCGGCAGCAAAGACCGAGCCGGCGGCGCAGCGCCCGGAGCCGCCGGCCGAAGCCGCGGTCGATGGCGCGGCCGGCGCGGACAAGATCAGCAGCAAACGTAAAGGAGTCTGACCATGCCACTCAAAGTCCGCCGCAGCACCGTCCTGATGAAGATCGAGGGGACCTATGCCCAGGACCCCACCCCGACCGGCGCCGCCAATGCGATCCTGGTGCGCAACCTCGAGATCCAGCCGCTCAAACAGGAGCTCATCCCACGCGACATCGTGCGGCCGTTCCTCGGCGCGCAGGAGAAATTCCCGGCGTGCCGCTGGTTCGAGATGACCTTCGAGATCGAACTGGCCGGCTCCGGGACGGCCGGCGTGGCACCTGCCTGGGGCATCCCGATGCGCGCCTGCGGCAACTCGGAAACCTTGCTCGTCGCGGCGCACAACGGGACGGCGACCGCGGGCGGCGCGAGCACGATCACGCTCGCGGCCGGCGCCTCTGCCGTGGACAACGCCTACAAAGGGATGCGGATCGTGACCACGGGCGGCACCGGCAGCGGCCAGACACGCTCGATCGCCTCCTATGTCGGTGCAACCAAGGTGGCCACGGTCGCCTCTCCCTGGACGACGCCGCCGGACCTGACCACGATCTATTCGATCGGCGCGCAGACCACCTATCTGCCGATTTCGACCGGTGAGGAATCCGTCACGAGCTATGTGAACTACGACGGGGTGCTCCACAAGTCCCTCGGGATCCGCGGCGGCTGGAACCTGAAGTTCCCGAACCGGCAGTTCCCGACGCTCGATTTCAGCTTCATCGGCCTGTACGTGGCGGTGGCAGACGGTGCGCTGCCCAACGTGACACTGAGCCCCTGGAAGAAGCCGGTGCCGGTCAACAAGACCAACACCACGCCGATCTCGCTGCACGGCTACGCGATCCCGGCGATGAGCGACTTCTCCATGAGCTCGGGCAACGACGTCAAATACCGCAACTTCGCCGGCGGCACGGAGGACGTGCAACTGGTGGACCGCAACGGCAGCGGCTCGATCGAGATCGAAGCGCCGACCATCGCGCAGAAGGACTATTTCTCAATCGTCGATGCCGGCACCCAGGGCGCGCTCGCGATCACGCACGGGCTCAGCGCCGGAAACATCATCGGCCTGGACAGCGCGGGCGTGCAGATCACCGAGCCGGCCTACGTGAAAAAGGACGGCATCTATTTCCAGAAGATGGGCCTGCTGTTCGTGCCCTCGGACTCTGGCAATGACGAATGGGCGCTCACCGCAGCATAGCGCCCGATTGGACAAGGGGGACCGATGTTCGTACTGAGTCAATCGCCGAAGTTCTTGTGGCCGGTCGAGTTCACCGCGCCGGAGGATGGCAAGCAGGTGAAGGTGAGATTCCGCGCCGAGTTCAAGCGGCCCTCGGACAGCGAGATCAGGGAGCTGTTCGAAGAACAGGGCGAGTTCCGGGCCGATCCGGGCGGCAAGGAAGCGCGCGACCGGCTGCTGCGCGAAGAGTTCGACGCGATCGCGCGCGAACTGGCCGAGTCCTCGGCGCTTGCCGAGAGCCGCCTGGATGAGCTGTTTGAGCGGCTGCTCGGCGCCGTCGACGCGGTACCGAACGCCCAGGATCTGCTAAACCGTCGCATCAAGGAGCTGCGCGACTGGCACGAGACGATCGTGCGCCGGTACATGACGGGCTGGAAGGACATCGGCGGCGAGGGCGACAAGGGCGATAAGGACGCCGATTTCGACGCCGAGAACCTCGGCAGGCTGCTCGACGTTCTCGGCGCGCGCCCGGCGATCGCGATGGCGTTCCTGGATGCGATCGGCGGCAAGGCGGCGGAAAAAAACTCCAAGAGGCCGCTCGCTGCTGGATAGCGGGCGGCCTCGGCGAGGACCGCGCGGTCGAGGACCTGGTCGAGTTCGGCGTCAGCCGCGACGAGGCCGCGGCCTGGGCCGGGGAAGACCGGACGCCCGACACCTTCGAGGTATGGCCGGAGAACTGGGAAGCCTTCAAGCTCTTCTGCAAGGTGCAGACGCAGTGGCGATGGGAAATGGATCCGATGGGCAATCGCCGGCGGCTCGGCCTGGACTATGCCGGGGTGCGCGCCCGCATGAGCGCGTTGCGCGGCATCGACCGGGCGGTGCTGTGGGATCAGTTGCAGGTCATGGAATTCGCGGCGCTCGAGGCCGCCGGCAGCGATGAGTGAAGAGCGCGTCCGGATCGTTATCACCGCCGATGGCGTGAAGGACGCCTCCAGCGGGATCGCGCTCACGCGCGAGGAGGCAACGAAGGCCCAGGGCGCGATGATGTCCTGGACGGAATTTGTGCAATCGCGCATGGGCCCTGCGATGCGCGAATTCCACGAACAGGGGAAAACGCACGCCGAGGCGCACACGCTGGCGATCCGCAAAATTGCGGAGGAATGGAAGAGCTACAAGGCAGGCGCCGATAGCGCCGCCTCCGCCACGCAGCACCTCGCCGAGCGGCAGAGAGGCCTCGAGGATGCCGGGCGCCAGGCCACGGCCGTCTGGGTCCAGTTCATGGGCGCGATGGCGGGTTATGACATTCTCTCCCGCTCGGCCTCCGCGCTCGTCAGCAACGCGAAAGAAGCAACGCTGCTCGCCGCGAGATACGAGACCCTCGGCGTGGTCATGGGTGTGGTCGGTCGCAATGCCGGCTACAGCGCTGCGGAGATGGAGGCCCAGGCCAAAGCGGTGCAGGCGACGGGCATCACCATGGTGGAGTCGCGCCAATCGGTAATCAACCTCGCGCAGGCCAACATCGACCTGTCTCAGGCCACCAAGCTCGCCCGCATCGCCCAGGACGCCGCGGTGATCGGCAACATCAATTCCTCCGAGGCGTTCGCCAAGCTGATCTACGGGATCCAGTCTGCGCAGACCGACGTGCTGCGCACGATCGGGATCAATGTCAACTTCGAAGCCTCATACGCCAAGCTCGCGCGCCAGCTCGGCATCAATGCGGCCCTGCTGACCGAGGGCGAAAAAAACCAGGCGCGCGCGAACGCCGTGGCGGAGGCCGGTGCGCGCATCGTCACCGTCTACGAGGCGGCGATGGGCACCGCCGGCAAGCAGCTCAAATCGATGGAGCGCTACGTCGAGGACCTGGCCCTGAAGATGGGCGCCGGCTTCCTCGAGGCGTTCACGCAGAAAGTGTTCGGGCAGGCCGATGCACTGAAGCGCGCCAATGAGTACCTGGATCAGTTGATCAAGACGGGGCAGGTGCAGCAATGGGGCCATGGTCTCGCGCAGGGGCTGGCCGATGTGACCAATTTCTCCGCGGAAGCGGCAAAGGCGCTTTACCGGCAACGGGACGCCGTCCTGCTGCTGGGGGCGGCCTGGGCATCGGCGAGGATAGGAACCTCGCTTGGGCCCCTCATCGCACAGACCTACGCCGCCACCGCAGCCAACACGCAGCTCTATGCCAGCGTGATGACAGGCAACGCCGTCATGCTGGGCGGCAAAGTCGCGGCCGAGCAGAAAGCGCTGGCGACGATGAAGGATGCCGCGGCCACAGCGGAGAGTACCAGGGCGGAGGTCGTGAGGACCGCCGCGATACTGAGCGAAGCCACGGCGCAGCGCACGCTCGCCGCCGAAATCGCGCTTTATGGCCCGCAGCGCGCCGCGATCGAGCGCGAGGTGACCGCTGCCGCGCTGGCGCACACCGCCGCGGTCAACGCCGCGACCGCGGCCGAGACACGAGCGGCTGCCGCCACCGCCGCGCATGCGGAAGCGCTTGCGGCAACGTCGGTGTGGGCGCGCACCGCGGCGGGCGCACAGGCATTGTTGGCCGGCACGGTTACGGCGTTGGGCGGGCCGATCGGCGTCGTCATCACATTGCTCGGTGTCGCCGCGACAGCGTGGGCGTTGTTCGGGGACAAGGGCAAGCAGGCGATCGACGATCTCAATCCCTCAGTGGAGGATCTCGAAGATCGGCTGCGCAAGGTGAACCTGCAGATCAAGTTCGGCACCGGAGACAAGGGCGCATATGCCGCGCAGCTCGCCAATATCCAGGAGCAATTGCAGATCCTGAGGAATATCCATCGTGGCGTCTCGGAAGAGAACCTTTCGCTTATTTCACAGGAATTCGCGGAGCTAAAGAAGAAAGAAAAGCTGCTGCAGGACCTCATCAAACTGACGGCTCAAGCTGCAGGCGCTCCAGCCGGACCTGGCGGGAAACCAGGGCAATCCAGCGGCCGCCTGGCCCAACTGGCCGCAGAGTACGCACCCAAGCCGCAGCTCGCCGAGATGCTCGCGCTGCTCACACGCGAATACGACGAGGAGCTGCGCCTGGCGGGCGATGATGCCGAAAAGAAGCTCGCTGTGGAGCGCGCCTATCTCACGGCGAGAAAAGGCATCATCGAACGCTTCGGCGGCGACGCCCACGCCGCGGCGTTGGAGCGCATCAAGACCGAGCAACGGGTCGCGGAGGATAACGCGAAAGCACAGCTCGCGATACTGGATTCCCAGTACAAGCGGGCCCTCGTGGGCGACCAGCAGTACATCGATCAGAAGCTCGCCTTGGAAAAGGCAGCGCTGGACGCTGCGGAGACGGCGGCCACGCGGCGCCTAGCGTCGGCAAAGAACGCTGCGGAGAAACAGGCGGCGCTCGGCGATCTCCAGGAGATCGCCAATCGGCGCCGTTTGCTGGAAGAGCGCTCAGCCGAGGAGAGCGAGTCGATTGCCGCACAGCGGGAGCTGCGCCTGAGTGCAATCGAGGCGGAGGGCCTCAAGCGCCGCGGCCAGCTCACGCAGGCCTTCGTGCTCGAGTTCCAAGCGAAGTACACCGAACAGATGAAGCGGGCGCTGCTCGACGGCAACCAGACGACGGTCGACGCGCTGCGGAACCTCTTCGCCGCGGGCGTGGCCGACGCCGACTTCGCCCAGGCGAAGCAGCAGTTCGACACCCTCTTCGAGGATTTCCGCGCGCAGATCGAGAACGTGCGCGCCGCAGCCGAGCGCGACGGCGGCCTGGCCGCGGCGATCAACGCCGACCAGGCCGAGCAGGACATCCGTCGGCGGCTGCTCCCGGCGCTGAAGGACGTGCAGCGCGAACTGCAAGCGCTCGCCGGCGACGACCCGCAGCGCAAGCGCACGGCGATCGGCATCGATCGCGAGCTGCAGCGCGTCGAGAACGAGGTGCCGGCGGTGTGGAAGAAGAGCATGCAGGAGGTCGACAGGATCTTCCACGACGGCTTCCGCAGCATGCTCGAGCGCGGCGAGAACAAGTGGAAAGCGTTCACGCAGGCGCTCGCCAATTCGTTCCGGACAGGCGTCGCGGACGTGATCTACCAGTTCTTCGCGCGGCCGTTCATCCTGCAGGTCGTCGCCAGTTTGGGCGGCGTGCTCGGCCTGAGCGGCATGGCGAGCGCCGCGACCACCGCAGCGGGTGTCGGATCGAATCCGATGGGCGTCGGCGGCTGGCTCTCGGCTGGCCAGACCGTCTCCGGCGCCTACAGCGCGTTCACCGGAGGGCTCTCGCAAACCTACCTGAATATGGCGACCTCCTCGGCCGGGCAATACCTCGGCCTCTCGACTGCGCCGGCCTACGCCTCCGCAGGCGCCTCGGTCTACGAGGCGGCCTATGCGCAGGCGATCCTGAATGGTGCGTCGACCTCGGAGGCGGTCGCGGCCGCGCAGGCGGCACAGGCCAGCAGCCTCACGAGCACCGGAGCGGGACTACAGGTGGCCAGCAGCTACATCGGCGCCGGCATGGCGGGGATCGCGGTCGGCAGCGCGGTCGCGGGGGACAAGAAGCTGGTCGGCCTGGATGGGACGTCTCTGGCGGCGATCGGCGCCATCGTCGGATCGTACTTCGGCCCGATCGGCACGTTCGTCGGGGGGGTGCTTGGCGGTGTCGCGGATGCGGCCTTCGGGATGGGTCCAAAAAAGAGCCAGGACACGCGCCTGCAGGGGACATTCTCCCCCACGGGACTCAGTGGGCAGTACGCGACGCCGTGGACCCAGGAGGGAGGGTGGTTCCGCAGCGACAGGAGCGGCACCGATTACACGGCGCTCACGCAGGCGCAATCCGACGCATTCGCGCAGATGATGGTCGGGACCGCGAGCGTGTTCGCCAGGCTCTCGACCGCAGCGGGCGAAGTGCCGCATTCGCTGGAGGGTTGGTCCTTCGCCGTTGACCGTGTGGTTCAGACCGCGGACCAGCAAAAGCAGCTCATCACCGATGTTGCGGAGAGCATGGGCACCGTGCTCACGCCAGAGATCATCGCGTTGAAGAAGGAGGGCGAGAGCCTCGCCGACACGGCAGTGCGGCTGACCGACGAGTTCATCCTCACGGACAAGATCGCGGCGCTGCTCGGCAAGGATGCGGCGGCCGCGTTCGGCGCTGTGGGGCTCGCGTCGGCCGCCACCCGCGATGCGCTCGTGGCCGCGGCGGGCGGGATGCAGAGCCTGACATCGGGCGTCCAGAGCTACTATCAGGCGTATTTCTCCGAGGCCGAGCGGCACGCGATCGACGTGCAGGCGCTGACCGTGCAGTTCGGCATGCTCAACCAGGTGCTGCCGGCCAACAAGGCCGAATTTCGCCACCTGGTCGAATCGATCGATCTCACCACCGCGGCCGGGCAGAAGACGTTTGCGCAGTTGATGCAGCTCGCGCCGGCGTTCGCGCAGGTGGCCGACGCGACGGCAGCCGCAGCCGAGGCCGCGCGCACCGCCGCGCAGCAGCAGGCCGAGGCCGCGCGCACCGCCGCGCAGCAAACCGTCGAGGCCTGGCGCGCGGCCGACGAGGAGGTGGCGCGGCGCATCGACGAGCAGCGCCAGGGCGTGATCGCAGCCTATGAGCGCGAGAGCGGCGCGCTCAGGGACGTGCGCGACAAGCATCTCGCGTACGCCGCGTCGCTACGCCAGACGCGCGACGCGCTGCTGATCGGCGATCTCTCGCCGCTTTCGCCCTTCGAGCAATATACCCAGGCCAAGGCCCATTTCGAGGAATTGGCCACGGCATTGGACTCGACCAATGCCACCGAGCGCGAGCACGCGCTCTCGGAGCTGGCCACATTCGCGCCGCAGTTCTTGCAGTTGTCGAAAGCCTACAACGCGAGCAGCGCGGCGTTCGCCGCCGACTGGCAGCGGGTGCAGGACGTGCTCGGGAAGGCGGCGGACGCCGCGCAGACCCAGGCCGATCTCGCCGGCCAGCAGCTGGGCGTGATGGAGCAGCAGCTCGCGACACTGGGTCTGATCAACCAGTCGGTGCAGTCGCTCGCTGACGCATTGAAGGGCTATCTTGCCCTCCAGCCAAGCGGCGGCTCCGGCGGGAAGACCGCCGGCGGCACGCCGACGGAGCAATGGTTCGCCGGCCCGGGCGGCCAGCAGATGTGGGTCT